AAGGTAAAATAACAAATCCGACTGGAGATTTTAAAAGCTTTTGTGGAATGACTCGGTTGGAAATGTGTGAAAATGACCCACCCAGATGTATTCATCATTGTGGTGACAACACACCAGACCAAAAAATACCTTGTGATACACACACTGAAAAAAAACGAGTTGCTGAAGAGAAAAAAAGACTAAAGGCAGAAGCTGCAGCCAATGCTGTCGCAGTGACAAGGGCAACTGCTGCCTCCATAACAAATGCAGCAGTGACAAAGGCATCAGTGACAAGGGCAACTGTGGATACAGGGACAGGGAAGTCCAAAAAAAAGCGGAACAAAAAGAAAAAAAGGTAAAAAATAATTTGATAGTTTCTAAATTCTAATGCGAAGGACAAGGCATAGCTAGATAAATAATCTATTTAATTTCTATTTAAATATAAAAATAAATTAAAGATATATATTATAATGGGTAGAAAATCTGGTATAAATGGAAATAGATTTAAAACAACAAAATCAACAACAAATCCAACAAAATCTAAAAAACCAACTATTCCTCCAAAGGAACCTAAAAATACTTCTCCAACTCATGCGTCAGGGACGGGGATAGGAGATACTATAAAACAAGGTGCTGGGTTAGGATTAGGTATGGGATTAGGAAGTTCAGTAGCTCATATGGCATTTGATAAACTTACTGGAAATAATGATTCTGAACCTCAAACAGTACCAGTACCACCAAACAATTCTCAAACATGTTCTATTTTTGTAGATATGTATAAAGATTGTATTATAACTGGAAATGATAATCAATGTAAAATATTTATAGATAATTATGAAAAATGTGTTAATAAATAAATTAAAAAATCTTTATATCAATAATGAAATTATTAATATACGGATCTTTAGGTTGGATTGGTTCTCAATTTAAAACTATTTTATTAAAAAATAATATTAATTTTTATGAAGGATTAGTTAGAGTTGATAATTACAATGATTTAATAAATGAAATAACGAATATTAACCCTACACATATTATATCTTTTATTGGTAGAACACACGGGAAAATAGGTAATAAAGAGTATTCTACAATAGATTATTTAGAACAAAAGGATAAATTATATGAAAATATTAGAGATAATTTATTTTCTCCATTACTACTATCAACTATTTGTGGGGATAAAGATATACACCTAACATATTTGGGAACTGGGTGTATTTTTTCTTATGATAAAAACCATCCTTTTGGGGAAGAAATAAATGGATTTTCTGAAAAAGATTTGCCCAATTTTTTTGGTTCATCTTATTCGATTATGAAAGGATTTACAGATAGATTAATGACTTTATCCAAAAATACACTTAATTTACGGATTAGAATGCCCATTACTGATAGCCAACATCCGCGAAATTTTATAACAAAAATAACAAATTATAAAAATATTTGTTCTATCCCAAATTCTATGACTGTTTTACCAGAACTATTACCAATAGTTTTAGATATGATTGGTAAAAATATAACAGGTACAATTAATTTAACAAATCCTGGATTAATATCTCATAATGAAATACTAGAAATCTTTAGAGACGTTGTCGACCCTACATTTAAATGGGAAAACTTTACAAAAGAAGAACAATCAAAAATATTAGATAGCGATAGGTCGAATAATTACTTGGATACAACAAAGCTCGTAACATTATACCCAGACATTAAAAATATTAAAGATTCAGTCAAACTTTGTTTACAAAACTATAAGAAGACCTATATACCTAATACTATTAGTAATAATTATACTCCTAAAAATATGTTAGTAACAGGAGGGTGTGGGTTCATTGGATCAAACTTTATAAATAAATATATTAAAAAAAATCCTAATACCAATATTATTAATATAGATGCTTTATATTATTGTGCTAATATAGAAAATATAAATAAAAGTGTTAGAGAACTACCAAATTATACATTTATTAAAGGTAACATATGTTCAGTAGATTTAATAACTTATGTATTAGATTTTTATAATATAGATACTATTATCCATTTTGCCGCTCAATCACACGTAGATAATTCTTTTGAAAATTCTTTACAATATACAAATGATAATATAGTAGGAACCCATACATTATTAGAATGTTGTCGTAAGTATGTAGAAAAAGAAAATAATGAGTTTAAACGATTTATACACGTATCTACAGATGAAGTGTATGGTGAATCTAATTTATGCAGTGATGAACTTAAAAAAAATGAACAAAGTATATTATGTCCTACAAATCCTTATGCAGCAACCAAGGCAGGTGCCGAATTACTTGTCCAATCTTATTATACTTCATTTAAATTACCTGTAATAATAACCAGAGGTAATAACGTATATGGGCCTAATCAATACCCTGAAAAATTAATTCCAAAATTTATTCATTTATTAAAAAATAATAAAAAGGTAACAATACAGGGAAGGGGAGATTGTTTGAGATCATTTATTCATTCGGACGATGTTACAAATGCTTTTAGTATAATATTAGAGAAGGGAAAGATTGGGGAAATTTATAATATAGGAAGTGATATAGAAATGGAATATAGTATAATAGAAGTAACAAAAATATTAGTTAAACTTATTAAAAATACGGACAATTATGAAGATTGGATTGAGTATATAGATGATCGCCCATTTAATGATAAGCGGTATCATATAGATAATATTAAACTTAAAGATCTTGGGTGGAATATAAATGTAAGTTTTATAGATGGATTAAAAGCTCTTATTTAATTTACTACTTAAAAATATATTATTTTAAAATAATATATTTTAAAAATACAATGTGGGAAGTCTATAAATTTGGTGGCGGAACATTTATTACTAAAAACGGGTTTGATTTAATTATTCCCCTATACAAACATTACTATTATTATTAACTACATTTCTGATATTTATTAGTTCTTTAATAAAGTCTCCTAATTGTTCTAAAGGAAATTGGGTAGGGGCATCACATAATGATTCTTCTGGGTTATCGTGGACTTCCATAAAAATACCATTGACACCAAGCGTGACAGCCATTCTTCCCATATAGGGTATTAAAAACCTTTCTCCCCCTGAACAGACATTTCCATTTACATTTAATCCACCAGGTTTTTGGAGACAATGGGTTATATCCATAGTTACTAGGTTATCGGGACTCCTTAGCTTTACTAAATTTCTAGGGTCTACTACTAAATCATTATAACCATACATATTGCCCCTTTCACATAGAAGAATACGGTCGTTGCCAGTAGATAATATTTTTTTAACACAGTGATGCATAGTTTCAGCTCCACAGAATTGTCCCTTTTTAATATGGATGATTTTTTGGGAGTTTCCAGCTGCTACCAGTAAATCCGTTTGCCTACAGAGAAAAGCAGGGATTTGGATTATGTCTACGTAATCTTTTATTAAATCTATTTGATAGCTTTCGTGTATATCGGTTATAATATATACTCCTAATTCTTGTCGTAAATCTCTAAATATTTCACACGCTTCTTCTAAAGAAATACCTCTATAACTAGAGAGAGAGGTTCGGTTGGCTTTATCAAAACTCACTTTAAAAATAAAGGGTATATTAAGAGGTTCTAAAATAGATTTAATACTTCTACACATTTTAAAGACGTGTTCCCTAGATTCAATAACATTGGGTCCGCATATTATAAAAAAATTATTTTTAAGAATTTTAAAAAGATCAACTGTTGTCATTATAATTTATAATCTATTTATCTTTTTAAATAAATAGATTATTGGATATAATTTTTACAATCATATTCTATCATTTCTTTTACAAGTTCCTTAAATGTAATTTTAGGTTTCCATCCTAATATTTTTTTTGCTTTAGAAGCATCTCCTAAAAGTTCCTCTACTTCACAAGGGCGATAGTAATGTTTTGATACTTTAACTAATGTTTTTCCAGTTTCTCTATCAATTCCAACTTCATTAACACCTATTCCTTTCCAAATAATTTTAATATTCATATAGGAAAATGCTAATTCAACAAATTCCCTAACAGAATGATATTCTCCTGTAGCAAGAACATAATCATCAGGCTCATTATGTTGTAACATCATCCACATACCTTTAATAAAATCTAAAGTATGACCCCAATCCCGTTTAGCATCTAAATTACCTAATTCAATACAGTCCCTTTCTCCACTTAAAATCATACCGATTCCTCTTGTAATTTTTCTAGTGACAAAAGTATGTCCTCTTCTGGGCGATTCGTGATTAAAAAGAATACCATTACATATAAACATATCATAAGATTCCCTATAATTTTTTGTTATCCAATAAGAATATAATTTAGCAACACCATAAGGAGACCTTGGATAAAAGGGCGTTGTTTCTGTTTGTGGTATTTCTTGTACTTTCCCATACATTTCACTTGTAGATGCTTGATAAAATTTAACTTTGGTTTTTAATCCACAGATCCTGATTGCTTCTAAAATTCTTAGAGTTCCTATCGCATCTATGTTTGCGGTGTATTCTGGCATATCAAAACTAACCTTTACGTGGCTCATAGCAGCCATATTATATATTTCTAACTGTTTAATATTAGAATATCGTTCTTTTATTTCATTTAAAACTTTAATTATATTAGTTGTATCTGATAAGTCACCGTATCTAAGAATTAAATTTTTATTAGTAAAAATATGGTCAATGCGACTTGTGTTAATGGTAGATGATCTTCTTATTAAACCCCATACTATATAATTTTTGTCTAATAAAAATTCAGTTAAATAAGAGCCATCTTGCCCAGTGATACCTGTAATAAATGCGATATTCATTGTTTATTTAATTTATAGATATTTTTATTTTATTACCGTAGAATAATTATTTTTAAACCAGTCAACCGTTTTTTTAATACCTACTTTTATATTAGTGAACTCAAAATCATTTCCAATAAGTTTTAATAATTTTGAATTATCTGCTGTTTTTCTATACTGTTCATCCGAAAAAGAATTATCAAAAACGATTTCCTTATAATTAAAACATTCTGAAATTTCTTGGGCAATTTCATGAATTGAGTATTCTTCTGTAGGTGATAATATTATAGATTCTTTTTTATTGTATTTTTCTAATATTATCATTAAAAGTATAGCCAAATCTTCCGAATAAATAAATTGTCTGAGTGGTTTACCAGTGCCCTTAACTGTAAATTCTTTCATATTTTTTTTACTTAAATAGCAATTATGTATAAGTGCGGGTATAACATGACCATTTTTTAATGAGAAATTGTCATTAGGTCCATAAATATTTGTAGGAATAACACATATAAAATCTTTACCAAACTGTGTTTGATAGGCTTTACTGTGTATTTCTAACATTCTTTTAGAATAAGCATACGCATCATTGGAGTAATGGGGTAGTCCCAAATGTAACATAGATTCATTGATAGGGTAGGTAGTATTATCTGGGAAAATACAAGTAGAAAGACAACTAATAACTTTTTGGACATTATATCGATGACAACATTTAAGAACATTAAGATTAATTTCTATATTTTTTTCATACATCTGAACTTTTCAGCCATATTTCTATATAACCCTCCTACATATGCCGCAAGGTGTATTACATAATTGGGTTTTATTTTTTTAAAAAGGGTATTTGTCTCATCAAATTTAGTTAGATCACAATCTTTAGACGCTATAAAAAAAAATTCATAGTTGTAATTATGTGAAATACTTTTAATAGCTGAACCCACTAATCCTGTTCCACCTGTTATTTATATTATATGTCTTTTAATGTATAATAAACGGATTATTTAAAACATTGTTATCTATCCTTGTTTCTTATTTATGAAGATTTATTCCATGAATTAAATTATTACAGTAATCAGCCGTCTTTATATATAAGAATTTGAATTATCAAAATTAATATAATTATATTTTATAAACATATCACTTTTATTAAATAATATTTCACAAAATACTATTTAATAATATGTTTTACACCTTTGATCATTTAAAATGCCGATTATTTATATAATAATTTACAAAACAGGTATATATTTGTAAACACGACTTTCATTTCTTTTACACTAATTTTTTTTATAATTTTATACAATCCACTATCCGTTCTACAACCTAAAATTTTTAAAAATACATTATCATACATATCCCTTCACCTTGTTGTATTTTTCCACATATACTATTTGGATTATTAATATTATAATTATATAATCTGTACCTAATCTAATTCTCAAACGAAAGCTCCCTCCAATTGAAATATTTTTTATTTTTACATTTGGATTGTATAATTCATCTCCATCTACGCCAAAAACCACGTATTTGTCTCCACGTACTTTTGTAAATATTTATTTGTATCATTTAGATTTTCAATATTAATTCAATTTTATTAGAATTTATATTAGATATTTCACTGACAGTATTATCAGTTGAATTATTATTTAAAACTAATATTTTATCACAAAAATTTAAAATATTTTATCACAAAAATTTAAAATATTTTTTATTATTTGATTTATAACATCTCTTCGTTTTTAACTAAACATATTCCTACAATTTATGTGTTTTTTTGTATATTTAATACAAAAATTCATTAATTTCTTTTAATAATCTTTCAGCATAATGTTCCTGTGTATAATTACTTGCAAATTCTATACCTTGTTTTACTTTTTCTAACCGTTTATCTTCTTTATCCAAATAATATGATATTTTATTAATAATTTCTTTATCTGTCATATTATTATTGACTTCTATTATATAACTATAATCATCTGCTTTATCATTAGGTAAATCTCCACAGATGGCACTAGTTCCACACATCGGTATTTCTATAGATTTTGATTGTCATTGTAATAAATCTGTTAAAGTTAATCTTGGGATAGATGTTTTTAAACAAGGTATTAATAAGCAGTTTGATATTTTAACTAATGTTGGTACAACAGAACATGTTGGACAAAAATTTACAACCACTCCTGGCAGTAAAGTAAAAGAAATAGTAACAACTACACAAAATCCTCAATATCACACATTTAAAAATGTTCATAATTTACTTAAAAAAGGTGGTATATTTTTTCATAATGTTCCGTTTGCAAAAGATAAAAATAATTTAAATAATCATGGTGCTTACTGTTATAATGAAAAATTTTTTAAAGAATTAGCAAAAATAAATAATTATACAATTATAAAAAATAAAATATATATATGGGCCTGATCGACCAAATTTTATTGATGTATTAATGATTCAAAATGAAGATAATTATTTTATATTAGAGGATGATTTTATAAAATTAGATGGATTATTTGAAACACATTTAAAAAGACATAACTAAATCATTTCTCTATGAGACTTAAATAATAATTGTAAATGGTAATTTAGATTTATGTTATATTCTCAATAAAAATTTATTTCACTAAATATATGACTGAAATAGATTGGTGTATTTTAGGAGATTGTTTTTATCCAGAATGTCATCATTGCTACCCTGTTAAAGATTGTAGTAAAAATCATGATTATTGTAAAGAAAATGGAACTTGTGATGAAATTTTTTTAAGCCATGAATTAAAGGTTCTTGTGACTGGATGTGCTGGGTTTATTGGTTCACATGTAACAGAATATTTGTTAAAGAGAGGTAATAAAGTATTGGGTATAGATAATATAAATGACTATTATGACCCATCAATTAAGAAAAAGAATATAAAAATATTACAAAAATACAAAAATTTTGAATTTAGAAAAGAAGATATATGTACCACTGACTCAATATCAAAATGGAAACCCCATAAAGTGTGTCATTTAGCATCTATGGCTGGAGTTAGATATTCTATTCAGAATCCTAAACTCTATATTAAAGTTAACATAGAAGGTTTTATACATATATTAGAAGAATGTAATAAAAATCGTGTAAAACAAATTGTTTATGCTAGTAGTAGTAGTGTATATGGACTTAATAAAAAACTACCATTTAATGAATCAGACCCAATTGAAACACCTAATTCACAATATGCAACTAGTAAAATGGCAATTGAATTATATGCTAAAACATATTATCAATTATATAAATTAAATCTTATTGGGTTACGTTTTTTTACTGTATATGGTCCAAGAGGAAGACCAGATATGGCACCATATAAATTTTTGAAAGCAATTAGTACAGGAAAAACATTTAAAAAATATGGTGATGGTAGTTCATCAAGAGATTATACATATGTAGATGATATAGTGAGAGGTGTAGTAGCAGCAATAGATAATAAAAAAGAAATTAAATGCGAGGTATATAATTTAGGAAATAGTAGTCCTGTTTCACTAAATGAATTTATAAAGTTGTGTGAAAAAGTGTTAGGAAAAAGGGCAAATTATGAACAAATTGAAAATCAATTAGGAGATGTTCCACATACATATGCGGATATAAGTAAAGCGAAGAGAGATTTAGATTATGAACCAAAGGTTTCCTTAGAAGAAGGATTAACGAGAATGTATGATAAATTATAGAGTAGATTTTAATAAATTATCTATAATAAAATCCTGAGCTCTTATGGGATTATTTAAAGTAATTTTATTAAAAGAATTATTAGCATCATAATAATAATTTATATAGGAAGAAGAAACAGAAAAAGAAAATGTATAACTAAACTCTAAACAAAGATATTTATTTTTGTTATAATCATATATAAAATCATAAGCCATACATTCAAAATTATTTTCATTAGAAATTTGATAAGCAAATTTTACACATTCAATAGGTAAAGAATCTACTAAAACAATTAATCCAGAACCAGATGCTCTCCAATCATTAAGTCTATTATTTCTTTGAATTCCATATATTATATTATCAATAGTAACTATTCTAATATCATAATCATTTTTTTCGATAAATTCTTGAATAATACAAGGGAAAGAACAATTATTGTTAAATATTTTTGATATATTGGAAGAACCTGCTCCACTATATAATTTATGAATTAATGGATAACTTAAATTGTTTTTGTTCTTAAAATCATTTAACATATTTTTATTTTTACAGATTTGGGATATAGGGTAAGAATATTTTTTTTTAATAAATAATTCATGCTGGAGATTTTTTTTATCATAATATTTGTAAATGTCATATCGTGGAAAAATATTATTTTTAAATTTACTATGTAAAAATATATATAATTTATTAAACAGTTTTACATCTCGTCCTCCGATACGATTTATCATAAAATCTCCAATTTCATATTCATTATCAATAATATTTAGTATATTTTGGTAATTATTAATGTTTTTAAATACAATTAATCGAATTTGATATTTATATTTTTTTTTTATATAATTATAGAAATATTCTTGCCACTCTATTGATGAATTATCTTGAAAGCTAGATAATGTTATAAATATTTTCATATAATTAAATAATTATGTATTATCTTTAAATTTATAAATAATATTATAAATTTAAAGATAATTATATATTATATATTATAGTTATAATGCATCCTACAATGAATGTTCAAGAAAAAGGTAAAAAATATAATAGTAAATTATCAAGTTTAACAGAAATTGCTGATTATTATGAAACAGATAAAGGAAATATTAAACATTTATACACTCCGATTTATGAAAATATTATAGGAAAGTTAAAAAATATTAATTTATTAGAAATAGGTATTGGTCACGGTAGTTCCCTAAAAGCATGGTCGCATTATTATCCTGAATCGAAAATTACAGGTATAGATATTAATCCAAATTGTGAAACATTATGTAAAGATAATGATAAAATTAATATAATTATTGGTGATGTTTTAGAACACGAATTTAATGAAAATGAAAATTATGATGTAATTATAGATGATGGTTCGCATATTCCTTCTGATATAATCGGGGCATTTGATAAATTATGGGATAATGTAAAAAGCGGTGGATATTATATTATAGAGGATATGAATGCTTGTAAAAATAAAGATTATGTTCTTAGACTTTTATCATATAAAAGTATAAAACAAGAATATATAATGAAAAATTTACCATTAAATACAAGAGATGTATTAGATAAATTCTTAAAAAATAATATTATTATGAATTTCAAATATTATTTTTTATATATTATAATCATTAAATAATCATAATTTTCCGTTTGGTCTTTAATAAAATCAAACCATAAAATTAATTCTTTAATTAATGTAAACTTATCACAATAATCAAACATTGTTTTTGTTTTATAGAGATTTTTAATATTTCATCTAGATAGATCTTAATTAAAACTATAACATAAACACAGCAACCCTCCATATCTTCAACATTACCTACATTCCAATTACTTATATCTTGATTAAATTATGTATGACCTTTAATATGAAGACAATTCATTTGATTCTGCATTTACTAATATTTTTGGTCATTCAATATATCCTGAAAAATTTGTTAGTGAAACAGAAAGAGTATTAAAATCTGGTGGATTGGCATTATTTCAATTACAATTAAATATAGATTCAGATGAATATGCAGAAAATGATATTTCTAGTGGAAATGATGTAATAAATCTTTTTAAAAATAGCGAAGTCGTTTGGAATCAAATTATAACAAATAATAAATATTTTATGAACTGGGAAATTTTAATCAAAAAAATTAATTTTAATAATTAATTATTAAAATTAATTAAATAATTATTAGTTAATGATAAAACAAGAACCTGGCCCCTTTGGATATGATTCTTTATAAGGATGACCTTCATAAAGAATAGGCAAATCGTTATTATGATTGACATGATATCTATTTTTATCTAAATATCCATACTTTTCATAATACCAATCTTCATCAGACCAACATAATACTTCATTTGTCGATTTCATAAAATTATAAGAACCAATTGTATATTTATTAGATCCCCCGCAATCATCAAATCCTGCGAATAATACATTTTTATTTTTTCTATGAATTTTAAATAATTCATAAGCCCCTTTACCTTTAGGACCATCATACATAATTGCTATTTTTTTATTTTTATAATTATTTAATATTTTTGGTATTTCTTTTTCAGAGTTTCCTTCTATAAATTTTATATTTTTATATTGTTTTAATCTATTTTTTATAAACTTTTCATTATTATAATATGAATGTGTATCTATTGTTATAATTTTTTTATTAGGAAAACATTTTGCAAAAATTTCTGTAGATAATCCATATTTACCCGTTCCACTATCAATAATAATATCACAGTCATAATAATTACATAAAGCACAGAATCCCAATCCTGCAGAAAAATAGAGCGAAGAAGACCAATAGAATAATCCATCTATATCATTTTCATATTTTTTCACGTAATCACCTAAAGTTTTTTTAAAAATACTTAATTCCATTTAATATAATATTTCATATTATATTTAAATATTAAACGCATTAATATAATATAATGAAAAAAATTTTAATTGTAGTAAATGTTCCTAATAGGGTATACAACAATAAAAAATATCATTCATATTATTTACTTTACTTACATTTCATTTATAAATTTCTTGATTAAACAGAATGCAAACTCTAAGAACTTTATTAGAAAAATTAAATTAAAGTTAGTTTTATTCCTAAGATTGTACAATTTAAATTCAAAAATAATGTTGTATCATATATATTATAATATAACAGGTAACCAATCTTGAGCTCTTTTTTTCCAAGTCCAATTATCTAATACGTTTTGTCTCAGATTTTTGGCAAATTCTTCAATAACTTCTCTATTTTTATTTAAATAAAGAAGTTTATCGATTATTTCTTTACTGCATTTAATAATTTCCTCTCTATTACCAAAAGTATTTTGTTAAAAACAGAGAAGGACAAATATTTAAAGAAGTTATTGAATCTAAAAGATTACAAGAAATGAATTGATATCCTAAAACTAAATTTTATGATGGACTTAAAAAGAGTTATGAATATTATATAACATAAATCTAAATGGTAATTTAGATTTATGTTATATTCTTAATAAAAATCTATTTCTATAAATATATTTACTGAAATAGATTGGTGTATTTTAGGAGATTGTTTCATCCAGAATGTCATCATTGCTACCCAGTTAAAGATTGTAGTAAAAATCACGATTATTGTAAAGAAAATGGAACTTGTAATGATTTTTTTTAAGCCACGAATTAAAGGTTCTTGTAACTGGATGTATATGTTTTATAGGATCACGTGTGTATCAGAATATTTGTTAAAGACGGGTAATAAAGTATTGGGTATAGATAATATAAATGACTATTATGACCATCAATTAAGAAAAAAAAATATAAAAATATTACAAATACAAAAATTTTGAATTTAGAAAAGAAGATATATGTACCACTGACTCAATATCAAAATGGAAACCTGATAAAGTCTGTCATTTAGCATCAATCGCTGGAGTTAGATATTCTATTCAAAACCCTAAACTCTATAATAAAATTAATGTAGAAGGGTTTATACATATCTTAGAAGAATGTAGCATAAATAATTTTAAACAAATTGTTTATGCTAGTAGTAGGATAAATAATTTTAAACGAATTGTTTATGCTAGTAGTAGTGTATATGGACTTAATAAAAAACTACCATTTAATAAAAGAGATTTAATTAGCACTTGTAACAGTCCCTATGCGTGTAGTAAGATAAGTATGGAACATTATGCTAAAACATATTATCAATTATATAAACTAAAAATGTTAATAATAATTTATCTATATGTTAGAACTTATAGTAAATAAAAAAATTACAACTATGGATTATACACCAGTAACAGAGAATTTATTATGGAAACAATTTCTTACATTAAATTCTATTATGATTTTTCATTATATATATTAATACTTTATTTTTTTCATTATATATATTAATACTTTATTTAATTCAATTAAAACCACAATATATTTAATTGAATTAAAACCACAATATATTTAATTCAATTAAAATCACAATATATTTAATTGTAACACACGTATTTGCACATTATGATATAGCAAAAAATCTTTAGAAAATGGAAAACATATAAAAGTAGAAAAAGGTGGATGACTGCTGAAAGAATGGTCGAATTTATTAATAAGAATATCAAAGGAAAATATAAAAAGCATCTGATAATAATGGATAATGGTGGTGCTCATAAAAGTCAAAAAGTAAAAAATATTGTTAAGGAATCAAAAAATAATTTACTTTACAGTGTTCCGTATAGACCAAAGACTAATTCGATAGAAAGTTGGTTTAACCAATTCAAGTATTATTTTCAACTGAATTGTTTGGGAGCAATAACATATTCTCAACTAAAAGTTATGGTTAAAGATGCTATAAAATCAATATCGAAATCATCATATTAAAATATAAATATAATATATAATGGAATATTATTTAGGTTCATGTAGATATTGGGAATTGTTTAAACAATATTGTCCAATAAGACTACATAGTACGACAGATATATTGTTTTTTTTAAAAAATATGGAAAATTTATTAGAATTAAAAAAGGAATTACCAGATGACATATTTTATAATGATAATTATAATTTGAGTCACTTGAAAGAAAAATGCATGAAATACTTACAAGAAGATCACAATTACATAAATGATAATAAGTCTCTTATTACAAATCTAACAGTTGAAATTTCATCTAAAAAACAATATTTTTATATGTTTGAAAATAAAAAAATACCATTAGTAGAATATTATGTTACTAAAGATATGATAAAAAAATATAATCTGAAATATCATATATTAACAGCTGATGAAATAAAACAAGATTTGATAGAAATAATAAAATTTATAAAAAATAAATTTAATAAAAATTGTGTTTTAAATATTATAACACATGTTAATTTAAAATCAAAAAAACTTAATAGTGTGATTCCTAGCAGAAATGATTTAGTAAATATTTTAGAATTATATTGTAAAAATATTTTAATAAATTCTAGACTTATTAAACCACATATTATTATTCAACAAAAAGACAATAATTACTTTATTGAAGATATTTTTAGAGATGGTCGTCATTTTCTAAAGGATCATAAAAATATATATTAGAATACGTTAAAAATCAAATATCATAAAATAGGGCATTTTAAATGCGTAACGGGTTAAAAAAATTATTGGAAATAGCAAGAAAAAATAATAAAAGAATTTTTATGGTTAGATGTGAAACTAAAAAATCAAATATATAAGGCTCCTTTGGATTTTTTTTACAAAAGCATAAATATCTGTATAATAAAAACGTTAAAATAGGATTTAAAGCAGATTATTTCATTTGAATTTACAAATATGCGTTAAATATTAATATATTTATTAATTTATTTAATATATTTATTAATTTATTTAATATATATGTTAGGACTTATAGCAGATAAAAAAGAAATTTATAACTATGGATTATACACCTGTAACTGAGAACTCACTATGGCAACAACTACTTACATTAAATCCAATTATGATATATACACAAGAAGATTATAATAAAAATAAAGAAAAAATAGATACATTTATAGTAATATCATTTTGGTATAAGTATAATATAAATGTTGAATCTAATAAACATAATGCCATTATAATAACGGGAGACGCACACGACCGACCATTTTATATAAAAATGTTTGAATTTTTATATAAAATGAAAAAAATTTATCATTTGGCAAATTACAAGAAAGCATTTATATATGAAATAAATGGGATAACTAATGAAAATAAAAATAAAATAGAAAATTTTACCGAAGAAAAAATGAACATATTAATAATATATATGATTTTTACCATTCAATTCATGAAAATGATATCATAGATGAAAATAACATTCAATATAGAGACCAAAATAGCATTATATGTCCAGGTGCTTGTGGTAAATTCAATGATAATGATATGTATTCTTCACGAGCTTGGGCAGGAATGCAAAAATATGTAAAAACTTTAAATAAACAGGCTGATAATAGAATTTCATATCATAAAGATACAGAAGGAAGGATGAATGACTGGTTAAATTTATTAGGTGAACACGACGCCACTGTTATAACTTGTAGTTTTTCACACACTCATTCTAAATCCATGCTAGTTGGAAAAGTTCAAGAAGTAATGGCTAGAGGGTATTTGCTTTTTGTAGGAGAGGAAGCAATATATAATAGTAATTCAGGATTAATAGATAATTATAATTGTATAATATTTACAAAAAAAATTTAAATGAAAAAGTAGAAGAATATATTAAAAATAGAGCAGATAAAAAATATCTAGAAATTAGAAAAAATGGTGTAAAATTAATTAAACAAAAATATACACACTCTCATAGAATGCAAACTATAAAAACATTATTAGAAAAATTAGATTAAAGGTAATTTTATATGTAAATTATATGCAAAAGATTGTACAATTTAAATTCAAAAATAATGTTGTATCATTTAATTATAAAGAAAATGATTATATATGTAAATACTGGTTGCGTCATATGTTCTATGAGTTGCCGTTATTGGAAAAAATAAAAGTTTAGGATTAAAAGGAACATATTTAGATGTAGGTGCTCATTTTGGAAATCACGGAATTTATTTTTATAAATTTTGTGATTCAGAAAAAGTAATTTGTATTGAGGGAAATTCTAATAATTTTGAATATTTACAAAAAAATTGTAATTTAAATTCAAAAAATATTCAAGTAATAAATTATATAATAAGTGATAAAGATGAAACATATACAATGGGTTATAGTTGTAAAACTAATAATGGTTCTTACAAAAGAAAATAAAAAAGCATTACAAAGTCTTATAACTGATAGAAAAATAGAATATACAGATATAATAGATAATAAAAGTAGGAAGCTTGATACATTATTTAATAATATTGAGAATATATCATTAATAAAATTCGTGAGAGAGGGATTTGAGTATCTTGGATTAATAGGTTGTGAAAATATAATAAAAAAATATAAACCTGTTATTATTTTAGAATTATGGGAATGTAATAGTAGATATAATTTAATATTAGACTTTTTTAAAAAATACAACTATGTAAAATTAGATAATATTGATTACGGCGGAGGAACATTATTTTTCATATCATATATTATAACAGGTAACCAATCTTGAGCTCTTTTTTTCCATGTCCAATTATCTAATACATTTTGTCTTAAATTTTTGGCAAATTCTTCAATAACTTCTCTATTTTTATTTAAATAAAGAAGTTTATCGATTATTTCTTTACTGCATTTAATAATTTCCTCTCTATTACCAAAAGTATTTTTATTCAAAATATTTGGTTTATTAAATAAATATCCATTAACATTATCAGTTATTAATTCTTCCATACAACCTATTTTTGTCCCCATAGCAAATGCTCCACTGGCAACAGCTTCATAAACTGTATTTGGCGTTCCTGTTGCTAATCCAGTATGTATTATAATATCTATATTGTTATAATAATCTTCATTCATTTTATCAAAAGGAATAGCAGTTGTAAAGTTTTTGGCATTAATTTTAAATTCAAAATTAGAATTATTTTTGAATTCTTTCATTATCTCTTCTATAATTTGAAATCCATGTTGATCACCTTTACCTGGAGGCTGACCACACCATCCAATAACTATAGGTCTATTTATTGGATATTTTCTATTAATAGGAAAAAATAAGGTTTCATCTACACCATTAAAACATTTAAATAATTTATTATCTTTAATACCATATTTTTTTAATTTATTATAAATTAAAGGACTTACACACACAATTTTTTTAAATAAATTAAGTTGATTTATTTCACCAAGTATATTATTTTTTAATTCAAAATTATAACTCGCAACTGTAGTAGAAGAATTAAATTTTGATAAATGAGTTTGATGAAAACAAAATGTATGTATATGATGATAATCATCAGGATTATAATGTTCACCACCTGATTTAATATCAAATAATAATTTATCATTCTCTAAAAATTTTTTTAGAGCCATGGCTTTATGTGCCCAAGCCCAATTTGGAACATCTACTAAAAGTAAAATTTTTTTCATAATACATTAATAATATTATAATCTTTAAATAATTATTAATGTATAATGAAAATAATGAATATATCCTTTTTAAATAAATTTAAGTCAATTGTATATAAATAAATATGAAAATTATGTAAAACTTATTTTATTGGACAAATTCATTATTTTTTCTACTGGTTTCGGATTTTGTGCTTTATGTAGTTATTATAATGAAGCTTTTATTACAAATAGATTAAAATAAAAATAGCAATAATATATAATATCCTAAAGGGCGAGATGCCTATGAATTATTCAATATTTATAAACAATATAAAAATATATTACTTACTGGTTTTGATGATTGTGAAGGAAAAAACAAATATATAAAATCATAATATAATTATATTAAACCAACAATTAAAGTATTATATTGGTTTAATTGTTGATTAGTATACTGATAAATATGGATATTTTTATCTAAATATCCATATTTTGTGAATGAAAATTGTTATATAAATTAAACAGTATTTACGAAAATCATCCTTATTCAAAATCGTATCCAAAAGAAACAGGCCTTTGTTTATTATTTAAGTTTTAATTAATTTCAATATATGCTGAGTAGTATTCTGTATAACTAATGTATTTGGCAATAGTAGATTAATAACATTTTGTAAACTGTTACATTTGCTGCCATTAAACGAAATCAATAAAATACCATTTTTTACTAATATATTAGAGCAATCAATAAAAAAATTTTTTAATTTATTATGCATTTCTATACTATGTGACCAGGTTTGGTCGGATTTATGATCTATATAATGAGGTTTACCTAATAAATATTTACGAAAAATTTGTTCAAATGAACCACGAGAATTAATAATAAAAACACTATTGTCTTTTATACCTAAAAATCCCGTTTCATGAAAATCACAATATTCAATCGGAATATTATTTTCCATAGTATAATGATAGCATAAATTAACATAATTTTTTCCCATACCTTCGATAGAATCTAATCTAGCATCATATCCTTTTATATTTGGATAATTTAATTCATCTCTAAAAATTTTAAGGAAATCACCTGGTCCTGGTCCTAAATCAATAATATAATTATTTTTATCATTAGATTGTTTCGCTTCGAATAAATATTTATCAATATAAGAATTTAATTCTTTATATCTTCTTGTAAAATCTAATTTTTCACTTAATAATTTTCCAGATGGTAATTTTGTATTTAATAAACTAGCAGGTTTCGACAGTAAAAAATTTTCTATCTCTAACTTCAATCTATTCGCATAATTTTCTTGGGTATAATTTTTCGAAAACTGAATACCATTTTTTACTTTTTGAATTCTTTCATTTTCATTATGTAGATAATATTCAATTATTTCAATGATTTCATCATCACTCATATTATTATTAATTTTAATTACATAATTATAATTATCAGAATTATCTTTAGGAATATCCCCACATATTGCGGCAACGTTACACATAGGTATTTCAATATATTTAGCAAGTCTATATTTCCATAGAGAAGTACATGCTAAAACAATTTTACTTTTATTAATATTAAGCGCATATTTAATTAAATATTTATTAGTATGTGAATCTATATGTTTATAACCTGGATGTTCCTGAATTAAGCAATTATAGCCTTTATTATTTAATTTATCTATAATTGTTTTATATCGTTCTCTTAATGGATAATGATAGTGAGACACCGCGCCCGCGAAAAGAACATCATATTTATTTTTCAAATTTAATTTGTAGTCTTTAAATATAGTATTTTCAGCACAATGACCTATGTAAACAAATTTTACATTTTTGATATTCATCTTTTGATATTTTTCACAATCATTTAAATGATGACAAATCACTAGTTCACACCCACTTTCATAAATTTCTTTTAACGTCCATTCAATATCCCACATTTCATTGTATCTTATACATTTAGGTATTTTTACTTCTTTAAATTTTATAAATTCTAAAGGTTTATATACGATTACTATATTAAATTTTATACTCATTTTATCTATGTTTTTTTGAACACTTAATGTATTATCATAATTATTCCACCCTAATCCTGAATAAGTAACATTACATATTTTTTCTAGAGCTTGAATAGCATGAAATCTCACACGAGACATTTTTATTAGATATGTTTTTCTATCAACTAAATATAAAATATTCATTATTATACATTTAATAAGTTAATTATTTTTAAGTGAGTTTAAATAACATAATTATATTATACATTATATTAATGAGAATAATTATTACAGGCGGAAATGGTTTTTTAGGAAAAAGACTTTCTAGAGAATTAATTAATAGAAAACATACAATATTTAATTATGATTTAATAAATAAATATGATATTTTAAATATACAACAACTGCAAAATGTATTTCAAGATTTTAAACCTAATATTATTATTCATTTAGCAGCTTGCGCTGATTTGAATATTTTCGCAAAAAATCCGGAACTTAGTTATAAAATTAATGTTATAGGAACCAGAAATATATTAAAAATTTGTAACGAAAAAAATGTTAGATTATTATTTGCTTCTACTTGTTGTTGTTATGGAAATAATAATATACATCCTACTGATGAAACTTCTCCAACTTGTCCTACGGAGCCCTACGCTAGATCTAAGAAAGAAAGTGAACAAGATATTTTAGAATCAGTTAAAAAAACAGGAATAAATCATTGCTGTATGAGACTTGCTACATTTTATGGACCCGAGATGAGAAGCGCATTGGCTCCAGCGGTATTTCTAGATAAATGCCATAATAATAAAACAATAGAGATTCACGGTGATGGCAAACAAACAAGAACTATGACATATGTAGATGATATTTTTAATGGGATAATTCGCATAGCTGAATCAGATAAGAAATACTCAATTATAAATATAACAACCGAAGAAATTGTTAGTGTATTAGATATAGTTAATTACTGTAAAAAAATTACAAAAAAAAACCCAAAAATTATTTTTGTTAAAGACAGAGAAGGACAAATTTATAAAGAAGTCATTAAATCTAAAAGATTACAAGAAATGAATTGGTCTCCTAAAACTAAATTTTATGATGGACTTAAAAAGAGTTATGAATATTATTTAACTAATAATTGTAAATGGTAATTTAGATTTGTGTTATATTTTTAATAAAAATCTATTTCAGTAAAATTAATAAAAAAAAAATGTTTGAAAATATGGTTCAGGTGATTCTTCAAGAGATTATACATATATATGGATAATATAGTAATATTATCCATTTATAATAAGAAAAAATTAAATGTAAAATATATAATTTAGATAATTATTTTTAAATTTTTATATATTATATTTTAATTTAAGTTGTTCATAAAGACAATTTTCATCAAATTTACTATTTTTATCAATATTGTTTTGTCTCCAAACTTCATTCCACAAATGGATAGCATACATTTCATTAGGAATATCTTTCATAGAAAAGATTATATTTTTATTATAACTAACGTCTTTAGATAAAACTAAATTTTTAATAAATTTTGCATAATATTTTATATACCCTTTATTATTTATAATTATATCTTTTTTTGGAATATTTATTATTGTGTTAAAGTCATAATATGCACAAGAGCATATTGCCCTCCAATTTAAAACGTATTTTTCTAAACTAAATTTTGTAACAATTTCAGAAATAGTCTTTGGACCAGACCCCCAAGACATATTTCCAGATAAAATTTCTTGTTTATGCCTTTTCTGTATTTTAATAGCTTCCAGAGCGACATCTGAATTTTTAGGAATTTTTATTAATCCAGCATTAACTGTATTTTTGCTATAATTATCTATAGGTTCTGAACTGAATACATAAGGGTTATCTATATCAATTTTTTTTACACATACAAGATCGGTGTCAGCCCAATATCCTCCCTTTTTATATAACATTGTAAATCTGAATAAGTTAGAAAAAGCAGAATATGAACCGTTTTTATAAGTATAAATTTCGTTTTTTGAAACTATTTCATTACCATCTTTTATAATAGTTCCCTTTGGAATATTTTTAACATCTCCATAAGTATATAGATGATATTCGTGTCCATTATCTAAAAAAGACTTAATAGATAACTGTTCCATTTTACTTAGTGAATCTCCTATCCATAATCCTTGTATTATATCACTCATTTATATATAAACTTATATTTTAAAAATATAATATAAACTTATATTTAATTTATTTTTTACAAAAATTATTATCTTAACTGATAACCGTAATAATTTATAAATAAAAATATTATATATTAAATAATGAATTTAAAACAATTATTAATTCAAAATACTAACCATTTTATAAATTCGATAAACGAACAAAGTATTAAAAAAATCATAAATATCATTAAAACCACAAAAAGAAATATTTATATTTTAGGAGTTGGAAAAAATATTCCAATCGCAATTTATCTTGCGGATATCCTAAAATCAGTTAATTACTCAGCCTTTCATCTGAATTGTCTTAATTTAACCCATGGAGATATAGGATGTATTGATGAAAAAGATACTATTATTATAATAAGTAATAGTGGTAATACAACTGAACTTATAGATAATATTAAGTATATTAAAAATAATAATAAATTCTTAATTACAACAAATAATAAAGCTAAATTAATCGATTATTGTAATGAATCATTTATTTTTAATAACACTGTTGAACAAGATGGAAAATTTAATTTAATACCCTGTACAAGTATTACCAATTTTACGATTATATTTAATTTTATAATTTATTATTTAATGAACGATAATAAACTTACCTTAGAAGACTATAATTATAATCATCCTAAAGGAAATATTGGGTTATTATCAAAAAAAGTTGGGGATATTATAATACCTTTAGAAAAAACTTGCTATAATTTTAAAACAGATACTATTAATAATATAATATTAAATATGTTTAAATTTAAGGAAGGATATAGTTGTATTGTAGAACAAGATATGACAATAATTGGTATTATTACCGACCATAATATAAGAAACTATTTATTAAAAACAAATTCGTGTAATACTATTGATATATTGATAACTAAAAAATATAAATATATTGACAATATAGATTTATCTCTAGAGGAAGTATATAAAATTAAATTTTTATATATTCCTGTTGTAATCGATAATAAATTAGTTGGTATTGTAAAAAATATAACACTTTAGTAAATATTTATCTAGTAATGTTAAAATTAAATAAATATTAGAAAATATACCACTTTCCAGTTATTTTCAAATGTTCTTTTAATGTATTAATATAATTTTAATTTATAATGTATCAGATTTACCAAATATATAAATTATAATTAACAAAGATTATAATACAATAACATCAAAAAATCTTTCTATAAATCTGTTTATTTTTATGATTAACAGATTCATATCATCCTCAAAAATAAGAGTATTATTTCAGTTATTTTATTGTATTATAGTTAAAAATAATTTTTTTGTTAATTGATATTAAAATAGTTAATTATGCAATAATTTTACTCTTTATATATATTGTTTATAAATTTACCTCCTTCAATAAAATAAAACATAATATGCTTAAAAACTTTTACTAAAAAATAAAATATAAATATACATATAAGTATAAATATATTATAAATAGTTATAATGTTAAATAAGTAAGAAATCAAACTTAATATAAACAAACAAGCTATTTTATCCCTATACCAATATATACATAATTTTAAATTATTATAATGAAACATAGCATATGGTATTTTTCGTATAGATTCTTGTGTATTACTGATTCCTGTTTCTTGTATAAATAAGGCAGGGTAAACAATCTTCCAATTATCTCTTAATTTTAATATATCCCAATAAATATCCACCGCATATATTTCATTAGCTGTTAATATCTGCTGTTGTAATCCATATTCCCATAATTGTTTAAGTTTCGTTAAATAAGATCTATGCACTATATACGCGGTGTTACTAACACTCTTATATACATTATAGCTAAACGGATTATAGAAAACCCATGCGCCACCTAAAATAATGACATCAAACTTTTTTGTAATTAAATTTTTAAAAATCTGTTCCCCCTCTATTGATTTTGTCCATACTATATCATCCTCAACAATAAGAACATTATTCCATTTATTATTTTTAATGACTAAATTTAAACATTCTATATGACTTTTAGCACAACCAATATTACCATTAATATCCTTTATCGCTTTAAAATATATTATTTTATCGACGTCAAATATTTCTTCTAATATTTTTTTACTTTTTACTTTTCTATCTTGTCGTTCTATTAAATTGATGACAATAACTTTATCGATATATGTATTCATTATTATAAAGTAATAATTTAATTATTATGTTTTATCGATTGGTTATATAATAAATATAAATTTATGTATTTATTAAATCCATAGGTAGATAAATTATGTGAAATTATTAATAATTTATATAAAGTGATGATAATGGTAAAATAATATATTTATATATTTATATGAAGATATTGAATAAATTTTAAAAAAAAAATAGTGATGATAGTTTTAATTTAATTACAATAGACAGTATCTATTGTATTAATTTAGAAAGATCAAATAATCGAAAAAAATTAATAGAGAAAGAAGCTGCAAAAATTAGTAAAAAAAAATTAATATATTTAATGCTATAGATGGTAATATAGTATCAGTAAAAAAGCAAAAAAAATTACATCCGAATAAATTCACTATTTTTACTCATAATCCTAAAATTATTTTTCAACGCAAAACTATGGCATGTTCCACCAGCCATATGATGTTATTAAAAAGTTTAAAAAATAATGAGAATGTTTTAATTTTAGAAGATGATATAATTTTTAAAGATGAGAATTTTATAGATATTTTTCACAAAATAATTAATGATTTACAAATTAATTGGGATATTATATTTTTTAATCCGGACCGTATATCAAAGAGAAAAAAAAACAAAAATTTTTAATTGATTTTAATAAAGATTTTTATTCTGTTAAAAAAACATCAAAATATAATTATAATTATATAACACTTGGGGGTTTTTGTTATTTAGTCAATAAAAAATCTATACATAAAATTACAGATGATATAGATGTTTTAATAAATAAACTAGGTTTAAATGTATATGTAACAAAAAAAAATTTTATAGAACATAATTATAATTTACCTTCAACACGTTAATTAAAATTAATTTATGGAATAATTTATATATTATTATTAATATTCAATAAATATAGATTAACATATTTGTTAAATCCATAAACAGCCAAATTAAACGATATAATAAAACCAAACCAACCATCTAAAAAACTAAGATTAAAAAAAAACTCTCTTATAAAATCAAAAAAGAATCTAAATACAGCGATAATCATATAATACCAAATAAAGCTATCCATTTTATTTTTTTTTGTATATTTTGCTTCCGCTAATAATAATGAATATTTTGTATATTTTTGCTGTAAATGTTCATAATTTTTCCAACTATAATGAAGTAATGGAGAGTTTAATATAATTTTATTATATTTTTTATTATTAAAGTTTAGTGTTTCGTGACAGGTTCGTTCCTTATAAATAAATTGTTTTTTATTAAAAAGTTTATGCTGTGGTTTAGAAAATCTACCATATCTCAAAAAGTATCCATAAAAATAAGTGTTCCATTTAAAATAATATATATTATTATTTTTCATAGTATTCGATGATAACAATAGAGTTATTTCTTGGTTTAACTTTTGAGACAATACTTCATCCGCATCTAAAAATAGAACCCAGTCATAACTGCATTTATTGATAGCTTTATTTCGTTGTATACCATAGCCAGGCCATTTTGATACATATATCTTATTTGTAAATTTCTCAGCAATTTTAATAGTATTATCCGTACTACCTGAATCATATACTATTATTTCATCGACAATATCTGCCATACTTTTTAAACATTTTTCAATATTATGTTCTTCATTAAATGTAATTACACACGCTGAAACTTTAAAAACCATATATTTATAATAATATATGGTTTTTAAATTGTTTTTAATATATCAAATTACATTATTATTATATTATGTATTGAAAGATATACTATGGCATAATATACAATTTTCTGATTTAATAAAACGTTTCTATAATACTGAAAATTCTAAAACAGATATCATAATAAATACGAAATCTGTAGGGGAATCAAAGGCAATATTATCAGTACTTCATAAATTGGAAGAGAAAAATATTGATGTTAAATTATGTGTCAATTTACCAGAAGGTTACTATTTTATTAAAAAATATACAAATAAGGTTTTTTTAAAACCTTATAATACTATATTAACGACACTACTATTATTTATTTACTCGCGACCAAGTATTATAATAAGTCCAAATGGAGATTTTAAAGATATTTTATATTTGTGTGGTAAATTATATGGAACTAAAATTTATTTTATAAATTATTATATTAATAATTCTCTTAATATAAGACACACCATTAATAATTTATTAGCAGATAGAATTTATTTAGCTCACCCATTTATCGATACATTTAAAAAATATGAATTTATGGGGAATTTAAAATTTTTATATTCTTCTATATCAAAATTAGATAAATCAACCGAATTAAAATCAACAGAATTAACATTAATTATTGCATCCGCTTCCTGTGAAGAAATAGATATTCATATTAAGTATATTAAACATTTACTATCAAACTATACAATAAAAATTATTTATATTCCACGATATCTAGATTGGTTAGATACATTTAAAAAAAAAATTAAAAATATAAATCATCAATTTATTGATGATTTATATAATGACAATGAAATAGATAGCGATTTAATTATTTATTGGAATATTGGGTTATTAAATAAATTTTATAGTAGATCACATATTTGTTTAATGGGTGATACATTCAGTAAGGTAGGTGGACATAATTTAATGGAACCCTCTTTAGAAAAAAATGCTATTTTAACAGGTCCTAATATTAATTCTACTCAACCTAATATAATGAATAATAGGAATTTAGAAGAGTTAATTAGTAATACTGATAAAATAATTACAAATAAATTATATATTAATATGGGTTTAAAAAATTATAAATATGTACAAGAGAGAAAAAAAACTGTTAATAATAATTTAGATTTATTTATTAATAAAATAAGTTGTGAACTATAGATTAAATTATTATATATATATTTATGCGTGATCCATTTATTACTTATATATATATGTATATAATATAAATGGCGTTAAAGTTCTTTAGAAAATTTTATTATAAAAATGAAATAATTAATAAAAAGGGTAACTATAATAGTCATATTATACCCTTTTATATTAGTAAAGAATTTTATATAGAATATATTAATAGTTTAGATATAATTAAAAAAACTAATAAAACTATTTTATACAACTATATGAGAAAGTATTTTATAAATTATAATAAAATTATAAAAAATATACAGGAAAAAGATGATATTATAATAATTATTTACAATTCTAAAAATATAAATAATGACTTATTTTATGAATGTTTGAATACTATAAAAAAGAATAAAACATATATACTAAATACAGAGCAAACATCAATAGCTTTAGTTTTTGAGAATATTAAGAAACTTAATCAGTATATAATAAATAAAAATAATATATATTTATGTGATTATAGTTTTGCTAATATTAATATATTAGCAAATAATAATATTCAATCTAAATTATTAGAATATCAGTTTAATCAGGATGAAATTTGTAATTTAGAAAAAAATATTGATATTGTTACTTTATCTTTTAAAGACTCGTCCTCTAAAAAAAGAAATTGTATTAATTTATTATTAAAAAATAATTTTAAAAATTATCTAGATATAACAGGGTGGGGAATTAAGAGGGATATATTATTATTCCGTTCAAAAATTTTAATTAATATTCATCTTATGAAATTTTTGAGGAATTGAGATGCAATAGATGTATTTTCAATAAAATTATCGTTATTTCGGAATACTCTAAAGATTGGAAAAAATTTAAGTATCGACATAATATGATATTTACAGATTATGATAATATTATTAATAAAACGAAAGAAGTGTTAAATAATTACAATTATTACTACAGTCTTTTATTTAAAAATTTGAAATTATAATAATAATACGTCAACAACTCAAAATAGAATTTCTATACCTTTTGATTTGGTTTTTTAAACCAAACAATATTACATTAGTCAATCCACCATTATTTATTAATTTCATTAATAGTTAGGTCAATAATACCGATTGTCAGTAATAATCCATAATTTAGAATTTTTTGTTCTACTAATTCTCTAATAAAATCTTCATTTAATTTTTATAATTATTTAACAATGTGAAACTACACAGATTACTATATAAACTAGGGAATACATGGATAAAAAATCCAGTACACAAATAACTAAATAATAAAATAACCATAGTAATTCTACATATATGTATTATATATTTCAATAAATACTTTATATATACTTTTCTTTTATAATAAAAAATCTCTTTTACTGTGATTGTTACTGATCCATTTATCTCTTTAATGGGTGAAATAAAATAGTTATAGTCTGGACAATATTTTAATATATCAGTAATATTATTATTGTACACAAATTTATGAATACAAAATACCTTTATATTTGGTAGATATCTTTCCTGTGTAGAAAATTGAAATGCAAAATTATCATTCGCATAATTATAATTTAATTTTTTACAACCATTATAAAAATACATATCTTCTACAATACCCTCAAATGTTGGGGATTTATATGTAGTCAACATTGTCGGTTTGTATGTATTAATAATATGAAGCATTGATGATATTTTTCTTAATGAAAATCCCCCATTAGAAAATTCACCTGTAGTTTGTTTCATAGAAAAAAAATTAAATGGAAATGGAAATCTATATTTTTTAGTAATATAACTACCTATATAATCATATTTACAAAAATCTTCGATTTTATAATCACTATTTTTACATAAAACACCATCCGTTTGTATTGTTAAACAATAATCTCCGTCTAATGATTCCCATAAAGATTTTGTTTTCATAAAATCGGAATATGTTAATGCATTAAAATTATTTGTATTCAATTCTTTAATTATTAATAATTTATATTTAGCTTTTAATTTATTATAATGTTGAGATAAACCATTTCCACAATAAAAATATAATTTACTATTTGGTAATACCTCAAAGAAATTTTCTATATTATAATAAATTTGTTTTAATTTTCGAGGTTCAACAAATAAGCCAACAACATTCATTATAATATTTAAAATTTTATTATTATTTTATTTTAACCCTGGAGATTAACAAAGCAGATATAATTAATAAAATTTACAATTGTAAAGTATATTAATTAAAGATACAATAAATACTAGTAATCATTATAAAGTATATTAATTAAATACACAATTTGGATGAAAATTATTAAAATATGGTATGTAATCGTAAAAAAATAATGGAATTATAAATAAACACAATCATTTAAATTCAGATTTAACTAGTGTTCTATATTTAAATGTAGACATTAATCAATATTGATTACATTAATAGTTAGATCTATAAAAATTAAATTATTTAATTTCAAACATAATAATATACAACTTATTTTTTCCATACCTCGTAAAAATTTTCACGAAGATATTTTTTACCCTTTCTTTCGAACATTTTATGTTTATAATTAGTGAAGGTTCTGGATTCCACATAACTTCTATAGAAGTTATTTTTTATTAATATGCTATCCACATATTTTTTTGTAAAAAATATTTATAATCATTCTCCATAATAATTAAATTTATATTATCTAATATTTCTGGGGTATCTTTTAAAATATAATAAAAAGCACCTTCACAATCTAATACCAATGTATCAAACTTAATAGCATACTTATTCTTTAAATCGCGTAGTGTAATAGTATCAACCCATGTATATCCTTTTTGTAAAATATAACTTGGTTTAGTGCGCCATTTTTTTTGAATTAATTTTCTTTTAGATAATGCGGATGTTTCTATATGAAAATTAAAATTATTTAAATCTCTATTTTCAGTTAATATTTTTGCGTCGCTTTTACCACATTCTATTACTACAAGATTATTTTTGTTTTTTAAAATATGTGCAATTACCAACGAATTTCTTCCTATATTTCCACCTAATTCTAAAACCTTTTCATTTCCCGTAAAATATCTAACTACCATTTTTTGTTCTACTAATTCTCTACTAAAATCGCCATTAATTTTTAATACAGAATGTATATTTGATATTTTAATGTTAATATCTTTATCACTTATATTATTTGGCATTATATTATAATACTAAATAATATAAATAACTAATTTTTAACGAATTCATAGACATATTAATATAAAGATAATTATAAAAATAATACTATGAATCCATTTATTATAAATTTAAATACATATACAGATACTAGAGGAATATTTTATGAATCTTATAAGAATATATTATTAAAAGAGTATAATATAGATTTTAATATAGAGCAGGAAAATACTTCGATATCACATAAAAATGTTATTAGAGGATTTCATTATCAAGTTAAACCGTATTCTCAAGCAAAATTATTAACAGTTTTAAAGGGTAAAATAAAAGATGTATTAATTGATATTAGAAAAACTGAAAATACATATGGTAGAATTTGGGAATATGAATTAAATTCTAACATTAAACAACTACTTTATATCCCTAAAGGATTCGCCCACGGATATAGTGTATTAGAAGATAATACAATCGTATCCTATAAAACAGACGCTTTATATAATAAAGATAGTGAACGTGGGTTTAATCCATTAAGTTCAACTTTAAATATAGATTGGAAAGTGAATAATAGGTGTATATCTGATAAAGATATAAGTTTAAAAACATTTATTTTTTAAAAAACTCCTTGACCCAATATACAATATAATCAATATCTTCATCTTTTAAATTTAAATGAACTGGTAAAGTTATCATTTTAACCCATTCTGTATTTGCTACAGGAAAATCTCCAGTATCTTTAAATTGTGTAAATAAATGTAAAGGTCTATAATGTACAGAGGTATGAATATTTTTATTTTTTAAGTAATCTATTAAATTATCTCTTATATTTGGGGATACTTTAATAACATAATGCTGAACCGTGTATGAAAATGGTGGAAGTTGTATATCTTTAATATCTAGAAATGATTCATTATATTTTTCTTGAATATATTGTCTTCTTTTTAAATTTTGATCTAATTTTTCCATCTGCGATAATCCAATTGCAGCAGTTAAATCAATCATATAATATTTATATCCTAATATATCAATATCATATTTCCATTTGTATACAGAGTTACTACCTGGATTATCAGGTTGTTTTTTAACTCTATCATATGTTGAATCAATACCAAACCAATAAAGTTTTCTAATTTTTTCCATTATTTGTTTATTGTTTGTTGTAATCATTCCACCATCTCCAGTAGGCATTGTTTTCACTGCTTGAAAAGACCATACCGCAATATCACCGCGCGATCCTGCGTGGGGTGTATAACAAGCATGGGCACAATCTTCAATAATTAATCCTTTATAGAATTTTTTAATTTCATTAACAGGAGATAATATACCCGCCAAGTTTACACAAATGATAGCATTTGTATTTTTTGTTAATTTTTTTTTAACATCTTTTGGACATATATTCATATTAATAGGGTCAACATCACATAGTATATTATTACAATTATTCCACTGAGGAACTGCTGTAGTAGTCGCAAAAGACATTGTAGGACTAATAATATCACAATTAGAAATATTATAGGCTTTTAAAATTAAATCAAGACCGTGTGTATTACTTGTTACAGCTATCGCATATTTTTTACCAACCATTTTTGAAAATTTTTCCTCAAATTCTTTTACTTTTGGTCCATTTATCCACCATCCACTTTTAATAACTTCATTAACATATTTACAATCCAATTCATCTCCATATGGACATAGAACAGGTATTGTTTTTTCCCGAATATTCATATTTTATATAATATTTATTATAAATTTATATTTAAATAATTATAGATCACGGATAATTGTTTAAATAATAAGATATATGTTAATTAATAATGAAAACAATTCTAATTACTGGAGGATGTGGATTTATTGGGCATCATTTTGTTGAACATATTTTTATAAATACTGATTGGAAAATTATTATTATTGATAAATTAACTTATGCTAGTATGGGATATGAAAGATTAACAGATACAGGTGTTCTAGAATCTAAAAGAGTAAAAATATTTTGTTATGATTTGGTTAATAGTATATCAGAAGGTTTGAAAAAAGAAATTGGGGAAGTAAATTATATAGTCCATATGGCTGCGGAAACACATGTAGATAATAGTATTAAAGACCCCGAACTTTTTATTAATAATAATATTATGAGTACTTTTAAATTATTAGAATTTTCGAGAACACTCACTAATTTAGAAATCTTCTTTTATTTTTCAACAGATGAGGTTTTTGGACCAGCATTAGGAACTACTTTGTATAAAGAATGGGACAGACATAAACCAACTAATCCATATTCCGCATCAAAGTCTGCGGGTGAACAAATATGTATAGCATACGAAAATACATATAAAATACCATTAATGATTGTCAATGTTATGAATGCCTTTGGTGAAAAACAGCATATTGAAAAATTTATACCCCTCTGTATGAAAAAAATATTAAATAATGAAACGATACACATTCACTCATATCCAGATAAAAAAAAATCGGGCACACGGTTTTATATCCATGCAAGAAATATTGCCTCTGCAGTTTTATTTTTAATAAATAATGGTACAATAGGTGAAAAATACAATATTTCAGGTGAAAAAGAAGTAAGTAATTTAGAAATAGCACAGTATATCGCAAAAATAATGGATAAAGACTTAAAATATGAAATGGTTGATTTTCACAGTTTAAGACCAGGGCATGATTTAAGATATGGGCTAGATGCTAATAAATTACATAATATGGGTTGGAAAATACCCGTAAATTTTGATGAATCATTTAAAAAAACAATTTTATGGACATTAGAGAATCAGGAATGGTTAAAAACCATTTAGATAATATTATTATTTTAATAATTATTTTGCTCTACTAAAATCATCATTAATTTTAAATATATTCTAATTTAAAATTAATATTATAATTATATAAATTTATAATTATATAAATTTATAATTATATACATTTATATTTCACAATGAATAATAAATTAATTCAATATAATAAATAAATAAAAGAAATGGAAATATTAAAAAATATAGGTATAAATTATTTATAATTAAAGGTACACAAGCAACACATTTAATCGCAGATTTATATTTATTAACAAAACGCTTTACACACTGATACCTTTTAGCATATAAAATTTCCTGGTTTGTAATTATAGTTGATTCAGTCTTTTCTTTGATTGGTGCTATAAAATATTTATATTCTGGACAATATTTTAATATTTCATTAGTTTTATTAAAATAGGCAAACTTATGGATACAAAAAGCTTTAATACTTGGATTGAAAGACGTTTGTATACCAAAATTTAATCCAAATCTATCATCATCATTGGCAATCTTATAATTTAAATGTTTACAACCTTCATAAAAATAATAATCGCACGCAGCAGATGAATCTATGGGAGTTTTGTATCTATCTATAATATCAATCATTGTTGATATTTTTCTAAATGAAAATCCACCATTTATAAAATGTTGTTTATACCTTTTAAAAAAATATAAATACCTATATTTTATATAGATACTTGGTCCAATATAATCATATTTTATAAAATCCTCAATTTTAAAATTACTATTTTTACATAAACATCCATCAGTTTGTATTGTTAAACAATAATCACCATCTAATGACTCCCATAAAGATTTTTTAACAAAAAATTGAGAATATTTTAATGCATTTAAATCAGTTGTATCACGCAATTCTCTAACTATCAATAATTTATATTTGTCTTCTAACTTTTTATAATGCTGTAAAAAACCATTTCCGCAATAAAAATATAATTTACTATTTGGTAATACCTCGAAGAAATTTTCTATATTATAATAAATTTGTTTTAATTTTCGAGGTTCAACAAATAAGCCAACAATTTTCATATAATAGTTAATAATATATAATTATTTGTTATTTGCCGAATTATATACTAAAATATTAATAATATAATAGATAATAATAATAGAACGTATGATTTATACTATTATTATCTATTATATAATAAACTTATGATTTCGTTATGTATAGGACTATTAATTCTTTTATCAACTATGTCCATATTAACCTATATTATTAAATTTTCAAAACCTTTACCAGATATTATTATTACCAATATACATAAAAAATATTCAGGTGTTACGTCAACTATTATAAATTTATATCCAGAACAACAAAAAACAATGAATATAGGATTATTGGGAAATTCTATAAATATAAATGAACATAATGTAGCTTTAATAGACCTTATATACTATGGTTATCAATTACCACAGGGGAAAAAATTTAGACTATTTCATGTTAGAAGGAATAATGAACTATTTTGGGCGATATTATTTAGAGATTTATTTAAACTACCAATTAAAATAATTTTCACATCTGTTAAAATAACTAAATTTTCTTTTATTCCTACATTATTAATTAAAAATGTGGATTACATAATAGTTACCCTCGATAAATGTATAACCAAGTTGCCCAGTCGAGAAAAAATTATAAAAATTAGTCCACACGGTATTAATTTATCTTATTTTAAGCCATCAACCTCTATTGTATATAGTTTGGATTTTTATAATTTAAAAAATAAATTTGTAATTTCAACGTTTGGACGGGTAAGGAAACAAAAGGGGACCGATATTTTTGTTAAAAGTTTAATTAAAATAATGCATAAATATCCAAATGTAATTGGATTAATTGTAGGTGAAACAGATTTAAAAAATATATTTTTTAAGAATACATTGACCGACCTAATACATAAAAATGGTTTAACAAATAGATTTATATTTACAGGATATATTAGTTATATTAATGATCCAGTAAAGCATAGCTATATATATAAATCAACCAACTTATGTATATGTGTCCCAAGGAGTGAAGAGTTTGGATTAACCCCTGTGGAGGCAATGGCGTGTGGAATTCCTTCTATATGTTCAGATACAGGAGCGTTTTATACTATGATAGATGAAGGGAAAACAGGCAATCTAATCCCTTTAGGAAATGTAAATGAATTATCTAAACATATAGAGTATTATATAAATAATCCAGATAAACTTGTTAAAATGAAACAATATTGTATCGATAAAGTTAATAATAATTTTACTATTGGAGGAGAAGCATCTCGAATAAATAATGTTTACAATGAAGTATTTAATACATAAACTAAAATAGTATTATTATTTATAATTATATTAATATTATAATACAATGTTTCAACTATATATTATATTACTATTTAATCTTTTTATTATTATTTTTTTCACAATTAGAGATATATACAAGTATAACATTACATTTGATCAATATTTACAAAGATATTCCATATATAATTATAAATTAAAACAGTATGATTATTTAATACATGGTGCTTCTTGTGGAGAAATAGTATCGTCTATTCCTATTGTTAAACTATTAAAAAATAATAAAAAAAATATCATTGTATCGTGTCACACTGTTAGCGGATATCGTCTCATTAAAAATCAACTTGGAAATGTGGAAGCTGTCCTTAAACCGTATGAAAGTATATTTACATTATTTTATTTTTTATATAGAATATATCCAAAAACAATTATAATAATAGAAAGTGATGTATGGCCACTATTTGCGTGCATTGCTAAATTATTAAATATTCGTTTAATCTCTGTAAACTATAAATTTAAAAAAGAAAAACCTTATAGAAATGCTATTCATTACCATTTATTGGATAAAATATATTTAAAGGAGCCAGTAGATTTTTATAATGATAAGTATGAATTCTTAGGTAATATTAAACTGTTAAACACGGTGAATTTACAGATAGTTGTTAAAAAACATTTATTAGTTATAATATCGGCACATCAAGATGAATTAGAAATACACTATAAAATTATTAAATTTTGTTTAGAAAATAATATTAAAGTAGTTTATATACCAAGATATTTAAATTATGAGCAAGAATTAAGGAACACGTTTAAACCATTAAGTTATTATTGGTTGACTAAAAAAAATAACAGTATAACTAAGTTAATTGATAATAATAATTTAATAGTATGTTTCTGCTATGGTTTAACAAATAGTTTTTTAAGTTATTCTAAATTATCTATAATGGGTGGAACATTTGACCAAGTAGGTGGGCACAACATTTTTGAACCTATCGTAAATCATAATTATTTAATAATGGGTCCTAATTATAAAACCTGTGCTGATTTATACACTATTCTTAATAAGCACAATATTATATCTATATGTGATGCGACTTACATTAACGACCGAATTTTATATTTTATAGATCGCAATTCCGTGGACATAAAAAATACATTGTTATATTTAGAAAAATATAGAGATAATTTAAATAATCGTTTAAAAAGTATTCTTAAATAAATATTGTTTCGTATATTATAGAATATTTTATTATATATAAACATAAATATGTCTATTCTAATAACAGGTTCTACTGGATTTTTAGGACGTCATTTAGTAAAGTATTTTAAATCAACCCCTTTAACTATAATTTGTCTTATACATTCCGAACATATATACTGCCAACATAAAGAATTGTTTGAAAATTGTAAATTATACAAAGGGGATATATAATAAAGAGTTTTTAGAAACACTATTTATAGAGAATCAAATTGACTATGTAATTAATTGTGCAGCTATGAAATATATTGATACGTGTGAAGATTTTATTAGAGAGTCAATTGATGTAAATCTGACAGGAACATTAAATATTGTTGATTTATCTAAAAAATATAAAATTAAATCTTTAGTTCATATTTCGACTGATAAATCAAATAATGCTACATCGGTTTATGGATGTTGTAAACAAATAGCTAAAAAATATGTATTAAAAATGGGATATAATACATATGAAGGTGTAAATTTTTGGAATTCTGATGGGTCTTTTATTACCCATTGGAAAAATAATTTAGAATTAAATAATCCAATTGTGTTAAATAATTCCAAAATTATGCGATATTTTTCATTAATAGATGATGTAGTGAAAGATATAAAATTCGCTTTAGAAGATAATAAAAATAGTCCCATTTATAAAAAGAATACATTTATACTTAATAATAATAGTAATAATTTTGAAAAAATAGAGGAAGACATTCTAAATAATAATAATTATTTAGAAAATGATATACATAAATTTTTACAATTGGCAAATATTAATATTTAATAGTTATTTATTAATAACCAATATAATTTATATAATACAAATTAAATCATTTATAACTATATTCTATTTATAATTATAAATCTTTCACTATAAACTAGTAATTAAAAATTAAGTGAATGGTATAAATAGGTGTATTTATTATTTATTATATTATATTAGTATAATATAATAGTATATTATAAATGAATGAATCAAGTGGATTACTTTCTAACATTTTTGATAAAAGAGTTTTAAATAAATATACTAAACTATTACCCGAAAAACATAATATATATTATTATTTTGAGATAGAAGCAGATAATTGTGGCTTTATTTTTTATATCGCGGAAGAGAAACAGGATTTAACTAAAAATAAATTAAATACTGATTTAATAGTAGGTTATGTATCCGGATTTATATCAACCGATAAAGTAGAGTTAAATCAGGAGGATATGGATGATATTATGGAAAATTGTGTGGAAAAATTAGATAGAACACCCTATAAAAAGAATGTACTTAAAGTTTTAGTTGGTAAGGGAAAGGGTATAACACTTATTCCAGAAGAGCAGCAGCTTTTAATAGAAGTACAGACCAGATTTATCGCAGAAGATCTAACAATAACTTTTGTAAGTGTTAATGAACCCTATTTGGGAAAAGGGGTTGGACAGTTTTTAATGCTTCTTGCGTGTGACTTTGCTAAACATACATATGGTATTAAAAAAATCTCATTAGATGATGATAGTGACAATGCGTGGAATTTAGAAAGAAATTTATATATTAGGTTGGGATTATGGTATATTAATGAAAATAATAATCCTGAAATGGAAGGTTTATTAGATATAATTCTAAAAAAATTTAAAGCAATAAAGGAATACTATACAGATAAAACTCGTAAATCCTATGATGGGTCACCTTTTATCCCTTATTTTATTTAGTGTCATTTTATATATTTAATTACTCAAATAAATTAATAAATAAATTTGAGTGATTAAATAATTATTTTTATTGTATAAAATGACATTAACCTTAGAGCAAGAAAAAGCATATGAGTATATAGATCAAGGGTGTAATATTTTTATAACATCTCGAGGTGCTGGATGTGGAAAAACATTTCTCTTAAAACATATTGTTAACCACTATAAAACTAAAAAGAATATTGCGATTACCGCAAGCACGGGTATTGCGGCAGTATTATTAAATGGAAGAACACTACATAGTTGGGCAGGGGTAGGGTTAGGTAGTAAAGATGTAAATAATTTATTGAGACATATAAATACAAATAATGCTATTAAAACCAGATGGTTAAAAACGGATCTGTTACTTATAGATGAAATTTCGCTAATATCTCCAGAATTATTTGATAAGTTGGATTTTATTGGTAGAAATATTAGAAATAATAGTAAACCATTTGGAGGGATACAGCTTATTGTTTCAGGCGATTGGTTGCAATTACCTACCATTGATAATAGTAAATATGCTTTCCAGAGTGAAATATGGAAACAATCTATACATAAAATAGTTTATTTAACCATTATTCAAAGACAAAAGGATCCACATTTTCAGGAAGTATTAAACTCTATTAGAGTTGGAAAAATTACAAATAAAGTTAAAAAAATGCTACGTTCACGGCTGAATGTCACGTTAGAAAACAACCATGGTATAATTCCAACGCAATTATATTCTATGAATGTTGATGTTGAAAGTATAAATAATAAAGAATTAAATTTATTACAGTATAAAACAGGGGGAGAGAAAAAAATATATACTATAGCGTGGAAACCAATGGATAAAAAAATAAAACAACAAAAAATAACAAGTTATTTTCAAGGTTCTAAATCAGAAGATACGATAGAATCAGAACCCACAATTAATACTCAAAACGTCCACGTACCGCAAGAATATTTAGAAATGTGTACAGCAATAAAAAAATTAGAGTTATTGGTTGGGGCTCAGGTAATGCTAATAAGTAATTTAGATCAGGAAAAGGGTTTGGTAAATGGTTCAAGAGGTATAGTAATGAGATTTACCGATGAAGGTCTCCCCATTGTTAAATTTTTAAATGGAGTACAAGAAGTGATTGATTATCATCAGTGGGAAATGGAAAATGATAATAAGATAGTTGGTGGGGTGGTTCAAATTCCATTAAAATTGGCGTATGCTACAACTATACATAAATCACAGGGATCAACACTTGATTATGTTATTATTAATTTGGATAAATTATTTGAAGTTTCACAGGGCTATGTCGGGTTATCACGTGTTACTCATTTGGAGGGATTGTCAATAAAAGGGTTAGATATTCGTAAATTTGTAGTAAATAGAGATGCGTTAGAATTTTATAAAAATTTAGAAAGTAGGTTATAAATCTTTTTGGTGGTTAAGATATTGATTTTCTATTATATATGGAACAATTAAATTTGATTTAATAAAATTAATATTATTATAGTAGAAATTTTACAAATGAAAACATTAGAACTTGGAGAATATACTTATACTATTGGAACAAACGCTGCCGAGAATGATGCTCTTATTACTAGTTCTGGTTTAAAGGATACTTGGTTTCATCTTGATGGATTGCCAAGTTGTCACGGTGTTATCGATTGTCCTATAGATGGATTAACACCAAGTTTAATATATAAGTGTGCCTTAAATATTAAACTAAATACAAAATTTAAAAAAATACCACGTTTAAAAATTATTTATACGGAAATTAGTAATATTAAAAAAACGGAAACAATGGGACAAGTTATTTTATTAAAAACCAAAGAGTGTTTGTATATAACTATTTAAATAGTTAATAAGTAATTAAGTTAATACAATGTGCGATGATGATAAATATCAATACATAGGCTATTCAAGTGGTTTTTTATTATCAATATGTCTAATTCCCCAAATTTATAAAACAATTAAAAATAAAAGCGCTAATGATATATCTTATATATGGCAGTGTTTATATTTTTTTGGTTTAACATTAAATATTGTTTATTGTTACCTAGAAAATATAATACCAATTTTGATACCAGCTATTTTAGAAATAACATTATGTAGCATATTAATTATATATAAATTATATTTAGATTTAACTAATAAAGTTAGAAATGTGGACACTATGCTTTCAAGATTATAAATTATCGAATAAATAACTATCTATATAAAATAATCCATACGCACTTAATATATGCCATACACTATGATACTGAAATATACTTGTCTTGCTAGAATTTTTAAAATAAAAAAAATCTTTTTCTTGGAACAATGTTCCCATACATATAAATAAAAGCCCTTTAATACATTTTGTTCTATTTTTTGGAGTTGATTTTATAGGTATGTTCAGTAGTAATAAACTATATATAAACATTATTATACAAGGATTATTTGTATATAATAATTGGTTAGTATCTTTATAAAACCCGTTTTCTTTTTGTATAATGTATACCATATAATTCCATACAGTGCTAAATATTATAAATGTAGTTTTATTTTTAATATTTTTTTTAAGTTCATTTACTATTTTAAGGCCTATTAGAAGTTTAAATAATTTAAGATCCGCTAAACTATTTTTTCCATTAAAAAAATTTCTAGAAAATAGTCTAACTAATATCATTATAATTGGTAATATCTCTAATAATCTACTATTAAGTTTTATCTGCTTGAGTATTATTAAATCCTTTATTATAAAAAAACCAAAAACATACACCATTCCTACAATATCCAGAAATCCACCATATTCACTTTTACTTCCGTGCATAAACATTGATCCAAAAACTAAAGTGCTCACCGCAACTTTTTGTATTCTATCCAATATAGGATAAGTCTTATAAATATTATATGATTTATAATATATTAAATTTGTAAATGTGTTTACCGGCTCTTTAATAAAATTATTTAAAATAGGGTTATGTTCTTTATAATTATTTTGAATATCATTTCCCCAGAATATATATGTTTTATAATAGGTAAAATAATCTATAAAATTACCTAGAATAAAACATATTAAAAATAGATTTAGTCTCATAGTATTATAGTAAATTAATATATCTTTAATAGTTAATTAGTTATAGCAACTATTGATTATCAGGCAAATTATCAAATAAATAACTATCTATATAATATAATCCATACGCACTTAGTATATGCCATATACTATGATACTGAAATATGCTTGTCTTACTAGAATTTTTAAACCTAAAAAATTCACTTTCCTGAAACAATAATCCAACCGCTATAAATATTATACCTTTAATAAACTTATCCTTATTTTTATTTTCTGTTTTTTTAACATTTTGTAGTAATAATCCATATATAAATATTATAATCCACGGAGCATTAACAGATCTGTTATAAAGAGATTTATCCGTATCTATTAAAAAATTTTTACTTTCGTTATAAAAATCTTTATAACGTTCTGTGCTATCTTTAAGAGATATTAATACTGCTATTAAACTCCATAATGTATTATAAATTATAAATTTATTTTTATTTTTAGTAAATTTTTTAATTTCGTTAGTTACTTTTAAACCTACCATTAAATTAAATAATTTAAGATTACCTAACGTTTTTTCTTGTTCATTAAAAATTTTTCTAGATAATAATCGAATAAGGATAAAAATGATGGGTAATATATGTATTAATTTACTAGTTATTTTTATTTTTTTAAATATTATTAAATCTTTTATTATAAAAAAAACAAAAATATATATCATTCCAAGAACATCTATAAAACCCCCGTATATTGTATTACTAGAATGCATAAACATGGAACCAAATGTTAAAGTATTTACCGCTATTTTTTGAGTTTTATTTAATTTTGGATTATCCTTATATATATCATATAATTTATAATATATCAGGTTTGTTAGTGTATTTATAGGTTCTTTAGTAAAATCATTTAAAATGGGATTATGTTCGTTAAAATCATTTTGATAATTCTTATCCCAATCCTCAAACGTCTTATAGTATGTATAATAGTCTATCATATTACCTACAACCAAAGATATATCAAATGTGTTAAACCCCATATAATTTATTACTATAATAAAATTAGTTATAGTAGTAAATATTAATAATAATATCAATATTTAATATTAATATTTAATTAAATAATTTTTTGACTTCATTAATATCACTAGACTGAATTATAGATGAATAAGAGTCTGTTAAAACATCATATTTACAAAATGATGGGATAACATTAATTTGTAAATGTTCTGCTATAGTATCAAACTCATCAATATCACAATACACATACACACTATCTACTAAATTTAAATCCTTAACGTGTTCTTTAACAAGAGGCGTTATAAGAGTACAAGGACCACACCACGTAGCCGAAAATTGCAAATATATTGTTTTATAGACTGATTTTAAATTATTAAATTCTAACTCATTCTCTACCGTTACTATTTTCATTTATAATTATTTAATTATATTAATTTTTAAATAATTATAAGTTATTCTAATAAGATGATTTACAATATAAAAAACTTTAGTTAAATAGATGTTCCTTAAAAATATTTATATTAGTATGTGAATTATATAGGTTATATTAATCTATAGTTTGATATTTAATTTCACATTTAGTTTCACATTTAGTTTCACATTTAATTTTAAAAATAGTATTATTTATAAATTAACTTATAATAAGGAAATTTACTTAAAAGATTTCCTTATTAATATTATTATTATGAATAATAGTCTTAAAGAAAATAAAATAAAAGAAAATATTAAAAAACTTGGATTGACTAAAACTAATAGTATTGGAGGAGTTAGAAGGAAAAAAAAAATTCATAATCCCATTATAAGCTCTAGACTTTCTGAAGAAGAAAAAAAAATTAATAAATATATAGATGCAGTTAATACAAATAGCATAAATGTAAATGCCAATTATATTGATATCCTAAATGTTTACATTAATGATTGGTTTTATGATTTAACGAGTGGGTTAAAACGCAAAGATTTTACAGATAAAAAAATAAATATAGATTATTTAAAAGAAACGGAAGGTAAACTTTTAATACCATTTTTTTTTAATCCTGGAATAAGACCGACTCAATTAATAAAAAACTATAGCTATTTAAAATCAACGTTTTCTAATAAAGGTATTCATTACATTACAAACTATATCGAACACTTAGGCAATAACATCCATAAAGGGGCTTATATACCTAAAGAAAAAGAATCAGATAATATCGAAAATATTAACATTTATTATGAAAAATTAGGACTAGAAAGTAATGAAATACCCACTCAAGCAGAGCTAAAAAAACAATTTTTAAAATTAAGTACTAAATATCATCCAGATAGACATCCCGAAGAAGTCGATAAATACACAAATTTATTTCAGGAAATAAATGAAGCTTATAAAATAATATTAAAATACCATTATAAAACAACTCAAAATCATCTTTATAAATAAAATTGATTTATTTAATAATATTATTCTTAATATTATAAAATGGATTACAACCAAGAATATCATAATAGAACAATTATAATTGGTAAAAAACATACAGGAAATAATAAAGAAACTGAGAAAAAACTTACAACCCAAGGTCCAAATAAAACAGGTACAAGTACAAATTCTCTAAAAGTAGAGAGAGACTTTGAGGAGGGTAAAGCATTAAAAACTTGGGGAATAGAATATGGTAAGGCTATTACGGTAGCGAGATGTAAATTAGTCCCTAAGACAAATCAAGTGGCTCTTGCGAAAAAACTAAATGTTAAACCTGAATTAGTTAGAGACATTGAAAATGGTAAGGGATTGTATAATGCGCAATTAGGAAATAAATTATTTAGACTATTAAAAGTTAAAAGAAATACTTAATATTATTCATTAATATTATAATAAAAATAGATTATTATAATATTAATGAGTAATGAATTTGTAAACTTATTTGAGTTAGATGGAGATCCTACAGAAGTTAAACGATTTATCGACGGACATACTACTTTAACAAAATTTACAAATTGTCAAAAAGTATGGGATACACATCGTTTTATACAGTCACATTTATCTGAGGGTGAAAGAGAAAAGGTGGCAGAATCTACCGGGGGACGTATAAAGTCTAAAAGTGCAAATACATTAGTTTTATATAATACATCTCCTATAGAGGAATGTATACGACATATTATAAAATATTATATTAATATAACTTTAAAATATTCTTATTATGATGAACATAAGGAAATAATGTATGGATGGATGTATTGTAAAAATGGGAAAATAGTAGATGAAGATCAAATACGATTAGAAACGCCGAATCCATTGATTATTCTGAATACTATAGAATTAAATGGTAACCAAAATGATATAGATATTTTTTTACGAGAGCATATTAGAAATGAATCGGATTGGGCAGATAAGGGACCCTGGGATTTTTCTAAATATGTTTCTTTAATCGATAATGATTGTATAAAAACTTGGGGAACAGAAAAAGCGCTTAGCGCAATCGTCGAATCGAATACTATAATATTAGAAACAATTAACACGCCTTGTTATAAATGGTTTTTGTCTATAATAGAACAATTTAATTTTAAGATTAATTATAAATATGTAGAAAAAAAACATAGAAGTTTTTATGGATATTTTATATCAGAAGGGAGTTGCATTTTAACTAAAGATTTTATAACAATGAATCATAATAGTCTTAATAAATTTAAAAATTTAGAAGACTATTTAACTTTTTATAATTTATAATAATTTTAATTATAAAATAATAATTTTAATTATAAAATAATAATTATTTTGAGCAGATAGATACTTCTGTTATATATATTTTTCATAGATACATCTATTAATTTTTCTTTCATTATATTATGGATAAAGTAGTGGAAGAAGTTTGGGATACTATACCTAAAAAAGAGAGTAAAAAACCCATAGCAATATTTATGATGGGATTACCAGCGAGTGGTAAATCAACGTCAATAGTAAAGGTTGCTGAAATGTATAAATTAGATTTAGATAGTTTAATACACGTAGATCCAGACATATTTATGTCTATATTAGAAGGATATGATAGTAGTAAGGCAAGTGATTTTAATAAGATAGGTGTGCAAATCTCTAGTAAGATATTAAGTAAGATCTATGAAACACCAAAATATAATTATGTATATTATGGAACGGGTAAGAGCTATACATCATATATTACGATGATAAATAAGGCTAAAAAATTGGGGTATGAAACTTTATTGGTATATGTGAAATTAGATGTGCTGGAAGCGATAAAGAGATCAAAAAAAAGACAAAGACGATTATCTGATAGTATTATAAAAGAGATAGATCATAGATTAAAGGAGAAACACCGGCGGAAAAAAGGTAAAGTATTTGTGGAGCAGACAAATTTTGAGATATTACAGGAGAAAGTAGATAATTGGATTGTGTTGGATAATAGTTAAATGGATATAAGTTTGGAAGAAGGTAATGTTATGAATTTTGCTTCCGAAAGTAGAACTATCGCATAATTATTCTAAATGCATGGGATTCAGTATCATTTATTGGAAATGGAGGTTATCTTGATGGAACTGTTGTTGGCTAAATTAATGCAAATGCTCTGGGTAGAAATACTGTATTTACTTGTGATGCCCTTCCCTCCATGCTAATCCATTTATAAATGAAGATTTTGTTTTTTTAAAAATTTGAAAATTTGAAAATTATTTGGAAAACATACTATTTATTATTAATTAAATGTATTTAATTATAGGATGTGGTTTAAGTGGAGTTGTTATAGCACAACAAATAACCGAAAAATTAAATGAAAAGTTTTAATTATAGAAAAAAGAAATCATATTGGCGGTAATTGTTATGATTATATTTATTTTTTTAAGATAGATTCTTTTAATCTTAGAACCATCAGCACTTTTGCTAATATTTTCTGTTTTCATCTTTTTATTTGTTATTATTTAATCTAACTAAATTTCTAATTTATAAAACACTTATAGACATATTAAACAGATATCTAATTGATTTCCCCTTTGACTATTATAAATCTATTTTTAATTTTAGATTTATAATATAATATATGTATTACTCTATCAGTTTTATTAATATAACCCAAGATATATAATATACTAAAAACTAAATGTTACACCAGCTTCTATTATTAAGTGACTTACAGACGCGCCACAGAACACACCCGTAGTTAAGACGGCCACATCAACTAAGTGTAGCCCTAAATATGGTTGTAATGACCAGAAGTTATATGGTATATCGTTTTTAATGTATAATTGGATTGGGTTGGAAAGAGCCTCGTTCTTTAGTCCCCCAGGTCGATTATTGATCACAGCTTTACCTACTCCAATTCCATTAGATAAATAATTAATACTATTTATTGATTCAGTTATAATAAGCCTGCCGGTGTCATCCGCCGTGTCAATTTTATATGAATCTTTCGCTATTCCTATATTATTTACTGTTGCTTCTAATGCATAACCACTTATTTTAGGTTCTCTAATTAATTTTGATGAAAATCTAGCATAAAACGGATATCCAACTCTAAGCTTTCCCATTTATATATACATAGATTTTTTTAAAATAATTATAAAATAATAATTCTATTTTTTAATAATTATTTTTTTAAGATAGATTCTTTTAATCTTAGAACCATTAGCACTTTTGCTAATATTTTCTGTTTTCATCTTTTTACGTGTTATGGTTTAATCTAACTACATTTCTAATTTATAAAACACTTATAGACATATTAAACAGATATCTAATTGATTTCCGATTTGGACTAAAAAGTCCCGGACTATCTCATAAGTTCTTATTAAAAGGATATACCAAAAAAATGGTTAAGAACACATATCCAATTTAATAGTATAATTTATTTATAGGTTTTTACCGCAATTTTAAATCTATATTATAATATGTCTAATTTAAATAAAGATTATGAATTAGAAGTTTTTATAAAAGATAAACTATTAGATGAATTACCGAATCAAGAAAATGTATTTATATTATATATTAAGGCAATCACATCCAGTTTGACAAAGCTCTATACTAAATTTAAAAATATAGATTATTCGATTGCGTGTAGTGAATCAGTGCACAGCATATTTTGGATTATTTTAAACTACTCAAATAATTTAAAATTAACAATGTTTTTGTGTGATCGTGCAATCGTTTTATTTATAGAATATATAGAATTATCTGTTAACATAAATGAAAATTTAAATTTATTAGAAATAAAATTATTTATTTATAAAAAATCAGTAGGTCCATTAGTACTTAATAATAATAACGTTATTAGTAAAGATTTAGAAAAGTTATGTCAATTATATAAACATTATATTTATAATTGTTTAGTAATCGATACAATTTATATAAAACGTATTGATGAGCTAAATTCAACTTATATCTCGATTGTATATAAATTATTTATTGCAAATCAATTAAATTTTTTAGAAAATACTATTACTCTTAAAAATCCTACAATACACAGTTTAAATAAATTATATTTTAGATTAACTCTATATCATCATTTAATATTTAATATTAAAAATATTACTAAAATTAAAAATATCTATAATATAATTATAACTGATACACTAGTAAAGGATCTTAAAAATTTAAAAGAATTAAAGTTTAATATTCATAACCAAGCTTTTTATTCAAGAGCATTAGAACTATTTAATACATTAAACACTTTTTAACACTAATAAATTGTTTGTATATCCATACTATACTTAAAAGATGTATTGTTAAAAGTATATAGACAAATACTCTATTCTCAACAATCAAAAAATTATTATAAACAATATTTGTTATCCATATTAGTCTAAAAAAAGAGAACCATAATAATTGTATGACTTTTAAACAATTTATTATATATGTTTTTACTTTTATTTTTATTGTGTGATATACAATAAAATTAAAGAAGTTTGAAATTTCACCTATTAAAAATACTTCATTAATTAAACTACAATTATTATTATTTACCAATTGATTTAACGCATATAGACATACTAAATGATGATAAACATATAATGAATTAGACCATTCTTTATTATATAAAATATAAAGTGTATCCCATATAAAATAACTTGTACTAAAATAATATAAATACATATAATTATTGGTATTATTATTATTATAATTGTTATAACTTAGTAAACAACATACGACAGAATGAGAAAAACTAATTAGATTTTTATTAATTTTTTTATCAATTATATATTTTTTAGTTGATTGAGAAAACTTATTCCATAATAAAATATATATAAAAAGATACATACTATATAGAAATTAGCCATCTTTAAATAAATTATTATTTATATAATTTTTAAAATAATAATATTATAAAAATTAATAAGTACTATTATTTAAATGGATTATAAAACATTAGATAACTATTTTTATTATAATCGGCAAATTGCGCAAGGGTCTTTTTCAGTTATTTATAGAGGTTATCAATTAAGTGATAGAAAACCTGTTGCTGTAAAGAAGATAACAAAACATGTTGACAAAAAATATATTAATTCAGAAATAAACATAATGAGAAAATTAAATCATGTTAATATATTAAAATTATATGATGTCATTACGCATCACAACAAATTATATTTAATTTTAGAATATTGTAATAAAGGGGATTTATTACATTATATTAGATCGAAAGAAACACTCTATGATATAGATTATATTAAACAAATAATCAGTGGGTTAAAATATCTTTATAATAACACTATTTTACATAGAGATATTAAACCCCAAAATATTTTAATAAATAATCATACTATTAAAATTTGTGATTTTGGATTTGCCAAAAATATTAAAGATAATGATCTATTAAATACATTTTGTGGAAGTCCACTCTATATGGCGCCAGAAATTTTAAAATATAGAGAATATACTGATAAATCTGATATATGGTCACTTGGTGTAATAATATACGAAATTTTATTTAAAAAACATCCTTATATGTCAACAAATCAAATAGAATTAATAAAAAAAATAAAAGAAGAAACAATAATAATAGATGATTGTCCATTAAATACTTTATTAAAAAATATGTTAGTAAATGATCCTAGTAAACGAATAGATTGGAATGAGATATTTTCTAGAGATTGGTTTGATGATAGTGTTTTGGAATTTGAGGATTGTTTTAGTACTTTAGATAATATTAGCATACCTACTAATAATACGATTATAAAAGAAGATATAGACCTATCATTTAGTGATTTATTTAATTCTAAATCAGATTCGTTAAGGGTTTCCTACAATGGTTCCAGTAGTTCTGAAATTAGTATAGATGAAAAAAACCCCATTATAAATAAATCTATAGACTGCGAAGTTTATTCACATTCTGCCCCTAATCAACATAATTATTTAGAAAATTATATAAACAATAAGTCTAAAAATATAAAACCTAGTTATAAAATATTAGGGACTTCTCCAAAAATATCAAATTCGGTTGGATTATACAGTTGTTTAAGTAAATCAGTAGGAACAATTAAAAATTTATTTGGTTCCTAATTTATTTTATAATTAATTTGTTTTTAGATAGCTATTTCTATTTAAAAATTTAATTAATACTATATCATCAGAAACAATACCAAGTATAAGTATACTATATATTATTTTAAATATTATATCTATTCCAGATATATATAAATAATAACACTGGTAAGACCAATTTATAGTACAACAGAATTGATATACTATAGATGCGAGAGTTGCAATAAGTTTAATATTTTTATGTAATACCAGTCGTAGTGCCAAATATAAATTAACACCAAACGCAAAGGTTGAAAATATCGCATATATAACAATTGGATTTGATATTGTATCTTCTCTAAAATCAAAACACAATAAACTTATTAAAAATAACACTTGTACCATTATATGATGAACAGTAGTATTAAATTGCATTTTATGAATACAAAATATAGAAACTAAATCTAGTGAGCAATATACTGCTGCCATACATTTAATTAAATATAGATTCCATATATTATGAATGAAATAATTATATAAAATTCCAAATGCTAACGGAGTAAATAAACCTAATACAATACCTTTTATTAAATTAGATATAAAGTAGACTTTCTTATGTTCTGGGGTTATATTTTTATATTTATCAATAGAATTCATCAATGAATGAGTAATTGGGTATAAATAATATATAAATACATTCGAAAATGCATAAAATATTAAAAATAATACATTTTTTTGTATATATAGCATTATACATACAAAGATTTATATATTTAAATAATTATAAATAATCATAATCATAGATTTAAATAATCATAAATATCGTCAGTAAAAACGTATTTTAAAGCATCTGAAAGTGTCTTTATTGTAATCACTTTAAATGTATCATCTTCTGGAGGATAATCTCTTACACGGATCTTTTCTAAATCTTCTTTATTTTCTTCAGGGCATAATACTAAACTTACGCCGGCTTCTTTTGCTCCATCTATTTTTGCTTCTAACCCTCCTATTTTCATCGAGTTTGCGTTTAAGTCTATTTCCCCAGTAATTGCAACAGTATTATTAATAGGTAATCCAGTAAATAATGAAATTATACCTAATGTTATTGCTATTCCCGCAGATGGTCCATCTTTAGATGTAGATGTGTCGGGACAATGAATATGAATTCCATAACTTTTATCCTTTATAATTTTATCTTGTAACTCTTTTTTCAGTAAATTCCACGCCATAGTACGTGAAACACTCATACTTTCTTTCATAACATCCCCCTGATGGCCAGTTAATTCTAATTGTAAAAAATTAGAGGAAATTTTTTTAAATACTTCTATTATAGTAATACCCCCTAATCCATTATTACTAGCATATAGTCCATTAATAACACCTACTTGAGATACAGTATTAATTTTTTTAATAGTATGCTTTAAATGATTAGTGAATAATGTGTTAATATAATCAATATCAACAGTAACAGGTAATTCTATACTATCTGTCAAAAATTTTAAGTTTATTTCTCTTAAAATCTCATATAATTTTTCTTTTACTTTTCTAACTCCTGCTTCATATGTATACATTGTTATAATATGTTTTATGGTAGTAGTATCTATAATTATATTTTCTTTACTCAACCCTATAGTATTAAGTAATTCTGGTAAAATATAATTTTTAACAATTATTATTTTTTCATTAATCGTTAGAGAATTTATTTTAATACGATGTATTCTATCTAATAATATTTTGTCAATAGCAGTATAATCATTATATGAAAATATAATTAACGCTTTAGATAAATCAAATGGTATCCCAGCAAAATATTTATCCGTAAATTGATCATTCTGACTAGAATCAGTTAAATGTGTTAAAATACCTATAATTTCTCTCCCCTGAGATGTATTACTTATTTTATCCAATTCATCAATGTAAATTATAGGATTCATACACTGTGTTTCCATTAATGCGTCTACTATTTTACCCCAAGTAGATCCTACATATGTATAATTGTGACCTTCTAATGTTGTACCATTCGCAGATCCACCCACACTTATAAATATAAAAGGCCTTGGAGTGTTTTCATTATCGATTAAACATTGTGAAATTCCCTTTTTTGCAAGTGTTGTTTTACCTATACCGGGCGGCCCCTCCAAACCTAAAACATATCCTGAATTTTCACCATTAATCCATTGTGCTATAATTCTTTTTATTTCTTTTTTTGATGTATCTAATCCATATATAGCATTATCCAAACAATCATCTATATTTTTAAAATAGAGTGTTAGTTTTTGTTTATAAGTTAACCAATGTGTATTAGATTCTACTAAATTATTATAAATAACTTCTATATAATGAATATGTTTTATATCTATATTTAAATAATTAGAAATGAAGCCAATCGTATTATATTTAATTTTATGAGTTAATATACGGTCTATTAATTTTTGCTTATTTCCAGTTTGGGATATACCTATTTTTTTACATATAGCTTTAATATCTACCATTTTTTTATTTTTAAAATAGTCTTTACTATTTAAAAATAGTGACGATATATCTAATAATAAATTATTAAATGTATCTATTATATTATTTATTTTATTATAAAATAGAGTTAAATTTATAAGATTCTTCGGTCTATCATTTAAATTATCTATATTATTTTTAATAGAATCAATTATGTTTTTAAATATATTTAGTTCAGAACTATTTTTAATATCTTCTAATACAGAACAATTATAATAATGACAGGTATTCGTTAGATTTAAAAGACCTGTTTTAATTTTTAGTTCTTTATATATATTAAAGGGTATATTTGAGAATCCATCTAAATAATGTTGTGCTTTACTATTAACATCTCCATTTTTAGAATTATTAAATTCTTTTAATTTAATATATGCTTTAGATTTTATAATATCACTACATTCTATTAATTTTATTTTTTGTTCATAATCTAAATCCTTATCACTTAAATTTTGTATTTTATTTTGTATTTTAGATTGATTATCTTTTATTAATGTTTTAATACTCCAAGGTAAAAATTTATAAAATGATGTAAAATCAAATGATGTATTATATTTTAATAAATCTATTAATAAATAAATTATATTTAATGAAGTATTACTATTTATATCTAATACTAATATGCTAATAACATATCTTTTATATAGTATATCATTATTAATAAAATTATTAATAATAGTTATAATATTTTTAGATTTAATAGCTATCAAATCATTATAAGAATCTAATATATTTTTTAAAATAGTATGTATATCAAGAATTATAAAATCTTTTAAAGATATATAATTTATATAATTTATATAATACTGTTTATGCGTGCTTTTATTACTAATAGAATATATTTCTTCATATTTTTTAAATAAAAAATTTTGTTTTTTTATTATACTCAAACTATCATCTATAAAATATCCCGAAAAAATAATTAATCTATTATTAACAGGTAAATATAGTTTTGCACCATTTACTTTATAAAATATGACTTTAAAATTATGTGGAAAAATAGTGGGATAGTTTAATTTATCTGATAAATTAAGTGTTAAATCACTCGTTTCAGATAGTTTATTTTCTAAAGTATACACCTTATTAGAATATGTATATATGTCAATTTTTGTTGGTATAAATATAGAATTGTAAAATTCTATTAAATTTAAATATTTTTTGTTAAATTGGTCGGCAATCACAACATTATAATTAAATTCTAATGTACCTAATATATCTTTAGACCCATAATTACTTATTATACTTATTAATTCTAATTTTATTTTAACAATATTTATAAGAAGTCTATAATTTGATAATTTACTTATTTCTTTTAATGATAATTTATTTAAATTTAGGATTTTATTTGTAATTTCTTCAATGTTTCTTAATATTTTATCATATTCTAAATTATCGATAATACTAATATCATAAATTCTATTGACATGATATATTATTTTATTACATTCTTTTAATAGTATATCTAATTGATATAAAATGTTTTTTTTAAATTTATGCATTTTACGTATTATACGTTGTAATAAAATAATTTTATCAATATTTTTTTTATAATAATTAGTTTTTGAATATGTTAACATAATATTATATAAAAGATAATAATAAATAAAATTTGATTTATTAAATTTATATTATTTGTTTATAATAATAATGGTTAAAAATACACATGGAGGGAATAAACATAAAAAATTTGCCAGAAAAAGAGATGAATCTGGGAGAAATACTATAAATAATTTAAAAAAAACACCAGGTCAAGAATATGGATTTATTACAAAAGTTTTAGGTAATTGTAAATTTAATATTACTTGTTATGATAAAAAAGAACGTATAGGTCACGTAAGGGGTAAATTAAGAAAAAGAACTTGGTTTGTAATGAATGATGTCGTCTTAATTTCATTACGGGATTTTCAGGATGATATGTGTGATATGATACAGAAATATTCTTATGACGAGACAAATATGTTAATTAGCAATAATGAGATAACAGAATCGTTTGGAAAGACGGGGGGTTTTTTTCAAACAAAAACAGAAGATAAACAAGCAAATATATCATTTTTGGATGAAATGTCGGATGGAAGTGATAATGAAATTGAGCAAGAACCAAATAACAACAAAATTATTAAAAATATTAAAACTAATTATGAAGATGAAATCAATATCGCCGATTTAATGGGACTTTAAATCTTTATAATATTAATTTAAATTTGATTTTTTAATAATTTTTATTTTATAGAAATAAAAATGGGAATTCCAAAGTATTTCAGATGGTTAACAAATAAATATGATGATTTGATTGTGTCTTCCAAAACAACTATTCATATAGATAATTTGTTTTTAGATGCCAATTGCTTAATTCATCCTTGTTGTCGAAAAATATTAAAAAATAATCCAGATTTAATAAAATTACACCATAATGATTATAAAACTAATAAATATAATATTAATACTGAAATTAATATTATATCTAAATTAGAAAAATTGATGTTTGAAGATATAGTTAAGTATATTATATATTTAGCTGATTTTGTTAAACCTAATAAATTATTGTATATATCAATCGATGGTATTGCACCAAGAGCAAAAATGGAACAACAACGACTAAGACGATATAGAAGTTATAAAGAAAAACAATTAATAGATAAAATATATTTAAAATATAATAAACAAGGTGATGAGTACTGGGATACTAATGCAATAACCCCTGGAACATCATTTATGTTAAAATTATCACACTTTTTACAAAAAAATTTAACTAAAAAAATAAAATCAAAATATAAGGTTATTTTATCGGATACATCTATTCCAGGAGAAGGAGAGCATAAAATTATGGATTATATTCGTAAAAATAATGAAAATGATGATATACATTGTATTTATGGTTTAGATGCTGATTTAATAATGTTATCATTATGTTTAAATAGTAAGGTATATTTATTAAGAGAGGCTGTTAATTATGGTAAAGTAGATATGGATGTATTGTTATACTTTTCGATTGATTTATTGAGAAAATATATTATAGAAGAAATTAATTTTGAGTTAAATTTAGAAGACTTTGTACTAGATAATAATGTTATTATTGATTATGTATTTTTATGCTTTTTAGTAGGAAATGATTTCTTACCAACATTAATAAATTTAGATATTAATGAAAACAGTATCAATGATTTAGTTTTAATTTATATAAAAATATTATCTATAAGAAAAAATTATTTAATAAATGATGGAAAAATAGATTTTACATTTTTACACCAGATTTTAAGCTATTTATATAATAGTGAAGATCATAATTTAGTAAAAATACAACGTAACATTGATAGACGAAAAATCTATAAAAAACATTATAATAGTGATCTTGACCGTGAACTAGATATATTAAAATTTTATCCGCTACAGTTTAAATATAAAGATTCTAATATAAAATTAGGAGAAAAAGGATGGAGAATAAATTATTATAAATATTATTTTAATATTAATAATAGTTTTGATTCAGAGGATTTTATACACAGTATATGTAAGACATATATAGAAGGTTTAGAGTGGACTTTAAAATATTATACTGAAGGTTGTCCTTCTTGGAAATGGTATTATCCATTTAGAGCATCCCCTTGTTTGAGAGAATTGGCATTGTATTTTTCGGAAAGAGTGTATAGTACAGAGTTTGAGTCAACCGACCCATATACCCCATTACAACAATTAGTTTTAGTAATTCCTAAACATAGTTTTCAGTTAATTCCTAACAATTATAAAAATATCATAGAAAATGATATATCACTATGTCATTATTATCCTAATGATTTTAAGTTAGATATAGAAAATAAAGTATGGTTTCACGAATGTAATCCATTAATTCCTATTATAAATGATGATTATATACTTAATAAATTAAATGAAATAGAATTAAATAAGTTTGATAAACTTAGAAATAAAATTTCTAAAAATCCTATAGAATTAAAATAATTTTATTAAATTAATTCTATATTATATTAATTATATTTCTCATCATAATATTGTCTTAATAAACGAACAGCAGTTTTTAAACTAACTGGTCTAGCCCCTCCTCCTACTGTAGCCCCACCAGCTTGTTTTTTAGATTTATTTTTTTTCATTTTTTGACCCCATTGTAATGCTTCTGGACTTCCTTTTTTCATTTTTACAGGATTGTATCCATCATTCCAACTGTGAACACTATCACAACGCGATCCATCATCAACACCTGGATAATCAAATCTATGAGGTGATCTACTGTATCTACCATCCTCTACCTTTTCTTGATTATCCCAACATAAATCTCTAGATCTAGCAGATTTTCTAGCTTTTTCATTTTTATAATCCTTATTTTTATAATGTTTATTAAATGCTCTCATTGCTCCTCTTGGCGATAATTCTCTACTAGCACGTCCAGGTCTTTTTGCCGAAACAGAACGTTGATGCTTTGCTTTATCTACTACACCTATTATTCTAAATTGTCTTCTTCCATCGATCATTATATGACCAGCAAGCATACCATTTTTTAATGTGCGCTCAGTTCCATCTATAATATCTGCTCTTGAATATTTTCCCATTTTCTATATATTATATCACAAGAAAATAATTCTATAAATTAGAACTAAATAATAAATTTAATATTTTAATGTTTTATTAATTAATGGATAATTTTAATACTATATATAAGTATAATTTATGGTTATTTGGATCTGGTTCAGGATCTCTTAGAATAAATAATAAAAAATATACTACATTTTTAACTAAATTTTTAAAAGATCATAATATTTCCAATGTATGTGATATAGGATGTGGTGATTGGCAATTATCTAAACATATTGATTGGACAGGTATTCATTATTTAGGAATAGATGTTGTAAAAGATGTTATTAAAAAAAATTTAATCTATACAGAATCAAATATTAAATTTATATGTAAAAATATCTTAGACTATACTATTCCAAATTGTGAACTATATATTGTAAAAGATATTTTTCAGCATTTATCAAATACTAATATAGAAATTATTATTAATAAATTATTAAAAAATAAATATCGATATATTCTAATAATTAATGATGTATCTTATTTAAACTTAAATTATAATATAGAAAACGGTTTATATAGACCGATTGATTTAAATAAAAAACCTTTTAACTATACATTTAAAGTCATTCATCACTATAGAGAACCATTTTATATCTTATTTTATTCTATTAGTTTAAGTTATTTATTGTATATTACTTATAAGAAAAAATATAAACTTTATATTTTTTCACTTATTTTATTAATATGTTTTTGTATTTT